CACTTCGCCGGCCCCGATGTTCGCTTGGAACTCGGCGACGACTGGGCCACCGTCCGCTGCAGCCACTCCGGCCGCCTCCTCGACCAATTCAATCTCGCCACCATCCGCTCCGAAATCATCGGGCGGCTGGCACAACTGCGCCTCGAGCGCGCCCCACGGTAATTCCCAGGAGGGAATCGCAATGCTCGTTTTGTCACGTCGCCTTACCGAAACCATCGTCATCGGCCCGGATATCCGGGTCACCGTCATCGGCATCAGCGGCAACCAGGTGCGTCTCGGCATCGCCGCACCCAAGGATGTGGCGGTCGACCGCGAGGAAATCGCCACACGCAAGGCCGCTGAGGGTACCCGGCATGTCCGCCGGTAATGCGCTCCCCGCCGGTTACCGCGCGAAGCCCGTCTGCCGCGAAGACATCGCGCGCGCCATGGAGTTGCGCGAGGCCGGCTCCACCGAGGCGGCCATCTACAAGCTCACCGGCGTGACCCCGATGGATCTCACCGTCGCCGAGATCATGGGCACCAGCGCCTACCCCAGCCGCACCGATTCATCCACCCAGCAGGAGAACCCATCGCCATGAGCGATAAACCCCAGCCCGCACCGCGCGGGACCGAAACCGACGTGCAGCAGTTCCTTGCGGACCTGTACGGCGGCGCGTTCGAGAAGAAGGTTGGCCATGCCCTCTCCGTGGTCGCCGCCGGCGTCGTGGAACACAGTCGCAAAGGGAAGGTGGTCATTACCTTCGACGTTGCCCGGATCGGCGAGAGCCAGACCGTCAACATCGGCCACACCGTCGCCATGGACGCTCCAACCATGCGCGGCAACCGCACCGAAAAAGACAAAACCGAAACCCCGATGCACGTCAACCGCGGCGGCCGCCTCACCCTCTTTCCGGAGAACCAGAGCCGGATGGAGTTCGACAGCTTCACGTTCACCCCAGAAGGACAGAAAGCATGAGCACCATAGACAAGACAGCATTGGAACACCTCGAACAGCGCACCCTGCAGGCTCACGCCATTGAGGGAACGGCCATCCCCGCGCGCCTCGTTCCGAAAGATGTGGTCATCAAGAGCCTCGAGCACCTGATGCCCCACCGCGCCAGCTACCGCGGCGGATTCGTCACCCACCTGATTCACGACTTCGCCACCTACGCCAGCGAGTGGCCAGCGGGGCGCTGCTTCGTCGACCAGGAGCACATGAGCGCCCGCATTTACTTCGACCTGGGCACCGTTGAGACGCCCGGGCACGGCGAGCACCACGGCAACATCCAGCTGCAGCGGACCGCGCCCTTCGTGGCGTTCCGCAACATGGCCGGTGACACCCACACCCAGAAAGCCCTGGCCGAATGGCTGGAGGACTGGGCCGCCTACCTGGTGGCCTTCGACTCGACCGGCGAAGTGCTCAACATCGGCGCAGCAATCAACGCCGTCCGCCGGATCACCATCGCCGCAAAGAAGGAATCCACCACCAGCCAGAACGATTTCAGCGCGGCCCGGAGTGGATTCGAGGAGATCGAGGCTCGCAGCGAGCAGTTGCCGGCCGGCTTCCGGTTCACCTGCATGCCGTTCCACGGCCTCGACACCCGCTCCTTCGAGCTCCGCATGTCCGTCATCACCGGCGACCAGCCCAAGCTGGTGTTGCGCGATGTGCGGTTCGAGGACGTCCAGGAGCAGATGGCCCAAGAGTTCGCGGACAAGCTGAACGTCGCGCTCAAGAGCGCCGGCGCTGAGGCTCGTGTCCACATCGGCACCTTCAGCCCGAGCGCCTGACACCAGACGAGCCCAGCCGGCGGTGGCGCATGTAACACCGGCACTGAGAGGGCGACAGGTTTACGCGACCTGCTCTTTCTGGCGACAAGCGCGGATGCCGCGGCGACCCGATGGGCGGGCAACGCTGCACTCCCCGAAACGCTGCGCTAGTTCGTCTGATCTCGGCGAGTTGCCGGTCTCGACAAAACCGGCGCGTATTTGCTGAGGAATATGAATCCGTGAACTTTCGCACCCAGTTCGCCCTGAACTTCTCCGCCGAGATCATCGTCGACTACTTCGCCGGCGGTGGCGGCGCGAGCACTGGCCTCGAAATTGGCCTCAACCGGCCGGTAGCTGTGGCGAAGAACCACAACCCCATCGCGCTCTCGATGCACGAAGTGAATCACCCGCACGCGCGCCATCTTGTTACCGATGTTTTCGATGGCGACCCGGACGATGAATGCCAGGGTCGCCCGGTTGGATGGTTCCACATGAGCCCGGACTGTACCCACCACAGCCAGGCCCGGGGCGGGCAGCCGCGCAAGCGCGAGATCCGTAATCTATCGTGGATTGGCCTCAAGTGGGGCGGCAAGAAACGGCCGCGCGTGATCTCTCTGGAGAACGTCAAGCAGATCCTGGACTGGGGTCCGCTGGTGGCGAAGCGCTGCCCGGCTACCGGCCGAGTGATGAAGCTGGATCGCTCCGTGGCTGCCCCCGGCGAACGGGTACCGGTTCAGCAGCAGTATCTGGTGCCCGACCCGAAACGCGCCGGCCAGACGTGGCGCCGCTTCGTCGCTCTGCTGCGCGGCATGGGTTACCAGGTCGAATGGCGGGTGCTTTGCGCTGCCGATTTCGGCGCACCGACGACCCGCACGCGCCTATTCATGGTGGCACGCTGCGACGGCCGGCCGATCGTCTGGCCGGAGCCCACGCACGCCGCCGAACCGTTCATCGTTCCAATCGCGAACTGGTCGCGGGACGGCATGCAATCCGCCAGCGTACCCCTGAGCACAGTCACGGCATGGCCGCGCGGCGGGCAGCATGCGCTCGGTGCGCCGACCTTGATACAGACAGGATATGGCGAGCGCAAAGGGCAGGCGCCACGAACTCTGGATCTTCACGCACCGCTCGGCACAGTTGTCGGTGATGGAAAACACGCTCTTGCTACCGCTTTTCTCGCGCAGATGAATGGTGGCTTCAACACCACTCACGCCAAGGATCTTCGTGAGCCGGTGACGACGGTGACGAACACCGGCAGCCAGCAGCAGCTGGTCACCGCTTTCCTTGCCCGGCAGTTTGGCGCCAGCATCGGTCAGGGTGTCGATCAACCGACTCCGACCACCTTGGCAGGGGGCGGTGGCAAGACTCAATTAGCCACAGCACACCTTGCCCACTTCCGCGGCAATTGCGATGCACGCAGCTTCGCAGATCCGCTGCACACGATCAGCGCCGGCGGCGAGCATCACGGTGTGGTCGAGTACACCCTGTCGCCGGAGCATGAATCCAGCGCGCTGCGGGTCGCGGCCTTCCTGATTCGCTATTACAGCGAGGGCGGCCAGTGGGGCGAGCTGCAGGAGCCGCTGGCGACCATGACCACCAAAGACCGCCTGGCGCTGGTGACCGTGACGATCGCCGGCACCCCCTACGTCATTGTCGATATCGGCCTGCGCATGCTTTCCCCGCGCGAGCTGTACCGCGCCCAGGGGTTCCCCGACGACTACATCATCGACCGCGGGCATGACGGCCACCGGCTGACGAAGAGCGAGCAGGTATTCATGTGCGGCAACAGCGTCAGCCCGCCGCCGATGGCCGCGATCGCGCGCGCCAACAATCCATGGGCTGACCAGCTGAGGGCTGCAGCGTGATCCTATTGAAAGCAATCGCTATAGGATTTTTGGCTGTCCCTCGTCAGCTTATCGAGCTCTCGCAAGCGATAGAGGGCAAGCTCAGTGAAATGAATGTTCCTCGCCTTTTTTCCCATGCCCGACTGAGACCACTCAACATGCTCCTGCCTCAGCTTTCCCCCATGGGCCTTGCACTGATAAATCAATTTTTGAAAGCACTTCGGGGCCAAAGAGAGATCACCCCACCTATCAGACATCTCTCTAATTGTATAGGGGATTCCAACCTCAAATTCGATAGGCCCCTCGGTCATCATAAGCGGCAGTACTCTGAAAGACTCGGCAAGCTCAATTTTTCTCGCCAGCAGTTCAAGAAGAGTCTCAAGCTCCGATTCAACAAGTATTCCTTGAGCGCGAGTCAGTCTCTCGCTCTCTTCCTTTTTCAGATTCATTGTCCGGCGATGCTCCCACCATGCCACGAATACCGCAAAGACCACCGCCAGCACGGACCCGATTGCCTGAACCCAGGCAGCTGCAATAGACGACCCCATGCTGAGACTCCCGATTCTTTTGAAGTGGTGCGGGCGATTATAGATGGCGTCATTGTCCCTGCCACCCGATGCACTACGCCAAACGTGCACGTAAGTAACTCCTGGACTGAGCAACTGCAGGAGCAAGCGGCATGAACCAGATCTTTTTAGGCGACTGCCGCGACTCGATGCGCCAGCTGATCAATGATGGCGTCAAGGTCCAATGCATCGTGTCATCGCCACCCTACTGGGGGCTGCGAGACTACGGCTGCCATGGTCAGATCGGCCTGGAGCCCACCTTCTCGGAATTCCTCGCGCAGCTCGTAGAGGTGTTTGAGCTGTGCCGGCAGCTGCTTACCGACGACGGCACCCTCTGGCTCAACATGGGAGACAGCTACGCCGGCAGCTGGGGTTCGCAGGGTCGGCAGGGCCATGGCGAAATGACCTCGCGCTCTATCGTCAGTGCACGTCAGATCGCCAGTGCTGCGCGTCGCAGCAACAAAACGGGCTCACCGGAACGTCTGCCGCAAAACATTAAGCCGAAAGACATGATCGGCCAGCCGTGGCGGCTCGCATTTGCATTGCAAGATGCCGGCTGGTGGCTACGCCAAGACATCATCTGGTCGAAGCCCAATCCGATGCCAGAAAGCGTGCGCGACCGCTGCACGAAATCACATGAGTATCTGTTTCTGCTGACGAAGTCGGATCGGTATTACTTCGATCAAGACGCTATTCGCGAAACTGCTGGATCGGGTCGCGAGCCACGCGGAGTTGGATTTGGCCACGGTACCGATGCCGATACTCGGCAGCGAGCGCGCGTGCGTTCGCCTGCGAACTGGAAAACCGGCGCCGGGGCACACGGCGCAATACACGCCGACGGGCGCGAACGATCGGTTACTTACAACGAAGCCGACGTCGAAACCCGCAATAAACGCTCAGTCTGGACGGTTGCAACGCAACCATACCCGGACGCCCACTTCGCGACCTTCCCAGAAGCGCTCGTAGAGCCCTGCATTCTTGCTGGCTCCCGCCCAGGCGATCTCGTTTTCGATCCGTTTATGGGATCTGGCACCGTCGCACAGGTAGCCCAGCGTATGGGGCGCCGCTGGCTCGGATGCGAACTCAATCCTGAATACGTTGCGCTGATTAACCAGCGGACGCAGCAGCTTGGAATGGCCCTATGACAATCCCTGCATATCCACTCGAATGGCCTCCAGGCTGGAAGCGCACGCCGGAGCACCAGCGCACCACCGCGCGATTCGGCAAGGCCAGTCGCGCCCGCGCCGGCGGAGGCTGGGACTACGGCCGCCAGCTGACAATCGCCGAGGCGGTGGGCCGCGTGCGCGAGCAACTGGCGCGCATGGGCATCTGTGATTTGGTGATCAGCACCAACCTGCAGCTGCGCCTCGACGGCCTGCCAAAAAGCGGCCAGCGCGAGCCCGGTGACCCCGGCGCCACCGTCTACTGGCTCACGGCCACCGCCGGTACCCGCTGCATGGCGATCGACCGGTATGACCGGGTGGCCGACAACCTGGCGGCCATTGCCGCCACCCTCGACGCCATGCGCGCCATCGAGCGCCACGGCGGCGCCGCCATCCTCGACCGGGCTTTCACTGGGTTCGCCGCCCTACCCCCACCTGTCGCCGCCGAGGCGCCCTGGTATGCCGTGCTGGACGTGGACCCGGGGGATATGCACGAAGTCGTTGAGCGCGCCTACCGATATACGAGATCCGAGCACCATCCCGACCGCGGCGGCGACCCGGCGAAATTCGATCGCGTGCAGCGGGCCTGGAATCAATATCTGGAGCAAAGGGCATGACCATCAATACGCAAGAGCTGCGAAAGCTCGCAGAAGCCGCAACGCCCGGGCCATGGATTGCCGGGAACGGGAATGTCCTCTCCGACACCACTGGAATGTCGCATTTCCGCCCGGCTCTTCGGTGCGGCTTTGGCAGGCCGGATGATGCCGAATACATCGCTGCCGCGAACCCCGCCACCGTCCTCGCCCTGCTCGACGAGCTCGATCGCCTGCGCGCCCACATGGATGGCCAAGCGTTACAGCTGGAGGCTGCGGAGCGGAATGTCGAGTGGTGGGTAGACGAGGCAGGCAAGCTGCGCGCCCAGCTCGCCTCGCGGGCGGAGGCGGCTTCCACGCCGCCCTACGATAGTTGGTCGAATAACGATGGCGATTCTTGGTACGAACACCCCGCAGATAGCGAGTTCGTTCATGGTCTGGCACTGGGCGAGGAATTCGAGCTATTGGCAGGCTGGACCGGTAATCGCGTGAAGTATCGCGTTACCAAAGTTCCCGACGATACCGACGATACCGACGATGACTACGAGGTGGAGGAGGTAGAGCCATTGACCGCTGAACCGATATTCGCCGATGAGGATCATGTTTCGGTGCCCCGGGGCCTACTTTCTGCGGCCCGCTCGGCTATCGACAAGCGGCGTGACGCCCCGAAAACTATGGCCGAACTCCGCCGCTACACAATAGGTGATCTCTCCAAGCCCCAGCCTGCCGATGTCGAACTGGTACGCGCCGTGGGCGAGTTGGGGCCAGATGAAAGCTACCTGGTCAGCGGCGAGGCGGTGCCGGCCTACCACGCGCGTAAAGTCGAGCAGCAGGAGCAGGCGGAATGAGCGAACTACGCGACCTGATCGAGCGCGAGGCAGAAACGTATTTTGAGTGGCCCACCGCCGACAAAACGCACGTCACGACCACATCGACGAAGCTGTTTGCCGAGCACATTGCGGGGCTGGTGCTGGCGCAAGCTGCCGCCGCTGAAATGATCACCATCGGCGGCGACAACAGCAAGCGCATGCAGCCGGAGCTGGTGGAGTACATCAGGGGGTTGGCGCGGGACACTGCCCTGCTCGACAGCGACTGCATCATGACCCATGAGTGCGATGAGCTCGGACAGGAGTACAAGTGCGAACGACGCGGGATTGATCTGCGAGCAGCTATTGCCGAAGCCATCGCCCGGCGCGGGGAGGTCGAGTGATGTTTGCAATCGGCCTGGTTATCGTCACCGTCTGCCACATCCTGCGCTGCGTTCTACTGCCTCTGGAATCGCGCGCACTGCTGCGGGCCAGCCAAACAGCAGCATGGCAGATCGCTCTCATGATCGCCTGCGATCTTGCGTACCTCGGCCGGATCGCCGGTGCTGCGCTCATGTTCATATCAGTCACTCAGCTCGCGCGGAGGTTCATGCCGTGACAAATATCAAAATGCCTACGCCGGTGGCGGCAGCATTCCTTGACGAGCAGGGCCAGGTTTTTATCACCGGCCACCTGGAGGGGCCGTATAAACGGCTGAGGGAGATCAGTGAGGGGCGCAGGATGGGCGGCGCAGCTCTCGATCTAATCACGACAGAGCAGGCAGAGGAATACGCTACCGCACGAGCGCAGGAGGCCCTTGCCGCCGCCGCCGATGCTATCGCATATAACATAGCTGCATGCGAAGACCGCGTGACCGGACTACTGCTGCGTGCGAACGAGCAGGCCGTACGATCGATGGCACCCGCATCCGGCCCGGGAGGCAAAGTAATGATTGATGACGCGTGGAACCCACCCGAAACAGCCCCGCGCGATCGCACAATCATCGTTGATGTGGGCTGGCCCTGGGCGAGCGTTGGCCACTGGAACGACTCGATGCAACGGTGGATCGTTGCCGATCTGCAGTGGAGCCAATACAGAGGCAAGGCCGATCCGAGCTGGATCACCGAGACAGAACTTGTGATCAAGGGCTGGAAAGCCCTGCCATTGACGTCACTGCAGCGCACAGCGCGCCCCTGAGGCGCACCAGCCAAATAGCAGCATCGGAATCAGGGCACGGAGAGCCATAACCAACAACAGGGTGATCAAAATGGCTCGCAGTACAGGCCAATTCCAACCGCAACTCGCAACCATCTATGCTCGCCTGCCCCGCGCAGCCGCACTGCTCGATGTATCAGAGTCGACCATTCAGAAACTGACCCGGGAGGATAAAACCTTCCCAAAGCCGCGGAAGATAGGAGAGCGCAGCACGGGCTGGCTCGTTCGGGAGCTGATGGAGTGGGCAGAGAATCGTCCCGTGTCGGACATCCCGCCGCCAGCCAACACCGCCCGTCAGGCCTGATGGGCGGCCAGCCCTTCCAGATGGTTCGAGAGTTTCGTCAGCCACTCGACCCGCTCTTTATCGTATGCATGAAGGTTGTACACCCCGACGATACCGGGAGGTACATGGCCAAGAACGGCCTCACCAATTTCATTCGGGCATCCCATAGAGGCCAGCAGGGTCCGAGATGTCCGGCGCAGGTCATGGGGAGTCCAGTGGGTCACGGGCAACCGATGCGGGTACAGCTTAGGCCGCACTTTGCTGTAGGGCTGGTAGCAGTAGAGGGTGCTCTGGATGCTCTTCTGTTCAATGTGCTGAGCGGTCCCGCGCCGGGGGGGGAACAGGTGACCATCGCCGTAACGATCCTTGCGCCGCAGCATGATGGCCTTCGCACGCCCGAATAGTGGCACCCGTAGATCGGTCGCCTGCTCCCGCCAGCGGTTCTTTGTCTTGGCTTTCGGGATAACCCACCACCATCCGGTATCTTCCTCTACGATCTCGCACCCCTGGACCTGCACGATCTCCGCCCCGCGGCATGCGGTCCATAGATAGAGCATCAGGGTGTCTTGCAGCAGCTGCGGCAGGTTCGGCAGCCACCGGATCAGAGCGCCAACTTCATCCTCCGACAACACCCGCTTCGCGGTGCCGATGTGCTTGCCGGCCAGTTTCTTCCCTTTGCTGCGGATTTTCCCTTTCAGGATCTGGCGCCACCAATTCGGTGTCTCCTCCGTGATCTTGCCGCTGTCGATGGCATAGTCCCAGGCAGCACCGAGCTCCCCCCTCAGCTGGCCAGCGACAACTGGCTTCGCTTCGGCGAGCGTCTGGATCAACTCGAAGGCGTGCGCGCGCGTCACATCCCGAACAGGCAGCGCGCCGAACGAGCCCAACTCCTTATCGAACAGCCGTCGCACCTCGGCCGCTCCCTTTGGGGCCCGGTGAGTCTTTATATGGCCACGCCAATAGTCATTGCAGAGCGATGCGACTGAGTAGGCCACCTCCTCCGCCTCCCTGCGCGCTGCGGCAATTCGCTCCTTGGTGGCGGAGCGCTCTGCCCTGGCTGCCGCTGCAGGATCCTCCCCTGCATCACGGCGCTGGCGTAGCTCCTCCCAGGCGGTAACGGCGCGGTTGAACGAGATGTCGGGCCAGCGACCGATTTTGAGCTGCCGCATCCGGCCATCCACCAGGCTCTTGTAGCGGTAGATCCAGCTCTTGCCAGTGCTCGAGGCAGAGAGCCGCAGACCGGGAAATTCAGCGAAAGTGATATGCTCCCCGGCCGGCAACAGCTTTGCGGTCCGTGCGTCGAACATGAAGGAATCCGGCGTAGGTTTTTAAAAAACCGCCCACTGGACGGCGTAGGTTTTCACACATAGTGTCAAAACCTACGCCAAACCGGCAAGTGTTATAGGGCTTTGGTAAGCGTAGACACCAAGCTCGCCAAGACGGGCAGAAAGGGAAACCCCTTTAAAATCAGCTGCAAATCAGGCAAACCAGTGGAAAAACAGCCTCTTCCAAATACCGAAAACTCCTCACATACCCCCATGATGCATCGGGGTATATAAACAGCAAGCTACTGATTTAAAAGAAGCAGAAACCTACGCCCCTACAAAGCTACGCCAAAAGTTACGCCAGGTTTTGCCCTACTTTTTTCGCCGAATCAGCCCCCGCTCTCGCTGCGCCATTCCGCTCAGTCTCTCCGAAAAACTGAAGGACAGCACGGTCATGACCTTCCACAGTTGTCAACGGATAGTTTCTCGGCTAAGATATTCTCCAGATGGAAAACTTTGTTCCAATCTAGGGAACAAGTTCGCAGGAGCGCAAAGGAGGACAACACTATGAGACTGACACCGTTTGGCGAAGCCGCCCGACTGCTTCGCATGAGGCATGACCGGACCCTGAAGCAAATGGCGGAGCACATGAGTATTAGCTCGGCTCACCTGAGCGCCCTGGAGTATGGGGATAAACGACTGACCGAAAAGCACATGAATGCCGCCTTGGATTTCTTCAGTAGTTTCGCCCCCGCAGCTGAGTTAAAGGACTTACGAGCCGCCGCCGAAAAATCTCGTGACGTGATAAATACCACTGCACTATCTCCGGATGCACGTGGACTAGTAGCCGCTTTCGCTCGCCGCCTTCAAGAAGGCGGGGAGCCAACACAGGAAATTATGAATTGGGTACAGGGAAGCCCCTCGAAAGGAGATTGAGCCTATGACGACGCTTTATGCAAATGGGCAGATTCGCACGCCACAGGGATTAAAAGTAAGCCCCACAAGCTACGCGGCTCTCGAAGAGATTGCTCTTGAGCTAAGGAAAGTTCTTCCCGTCAGTCGGGGGGAACGGTTCCATCTCAATTGCATAAACGTACTGGAGCAAACACTGCCAAGAGCGGGTTATAACTTCAAGGTGCTTCGACGAGACGAAGTGGAAGAGTGTGCAGCGTTCACCATCCCCGATTTAAGGCTGGTGGCTTTGCGGGAAGACATTTACGAGCTGCTGCATGACGGAAACCCATTCGGACGAAGCACTGTCATCCATGAAACGGCACACATAGTCCTTGGACATGCCGTAACGCTCCACCGGGGCCAAATCGGCAAAAGACATCAGTTCTATGAGGACTCAGAGTGGCAGGCGAAGGCTCTTACCGCCGCAATCATGATGCCTATAGAAGCATGTGAAGCTGCGCATTCTTCAGCAGAACTAGCTCAGTTATGCGGCACCAGCACGCAAAGTGCGAGTTACCGTCTGGAACGCCTGCAAAAAAATGGCCGGATCCAGAGGAAACCAAATTTCGCATAACGCTAAATATTGAAACTGTAAAGAAGTGGGCCACCCGAAGCGGCAACTTCGGGCGGCCAGGAGCTGAAACAGCGGCAGCTCCGCTTGCGGCATACCATAGTTGTGGCCGACGAATGGTAGGCATGGCTCAAGCCTGGGTCAAGCGCAAGAACGAAATCTCCGCTGTTAAGGAGGTGACCATGGCCAGTGAAAGTTAAACCAGCACCAAAGGGCTTTCGGTGGGTTTTTTGCCGGTATCGTCGCGTAAAAAACTCTACCCGCGTCCTTGACGCTCATGACTACGGTTATGAATCTTGGGCGTTCTTGGTACGCGCGTAAAGCCGATTGGGCGGCCAGCCGGCCATGGCTGGCCGCCCTCTCCTAGCAGTTCCGCTCCTCCTTTTACCCCCCCAAATACCGCATCTCATCCAGCCGTTCGCGCAGTTTCGGGTTCACCTGAATCCCCTCCTGCGCCTGTCCCGAATAACGCAGCCGCGACCTCGCAGACTGCCGCAGCGCCTTCCCAGTGATGGCCAGCTCCGGGTTCTTCTCATTGAAGTGCTGAATCATCTCCAGGGTCTCGTCCACGGCCTCCCCATCGCCGGCCTGGGTTGCCGCCCACCAGCGGTTCATCAGCTGCTTACGACGGTCCAGGATCTGTTGCTCGATTCGCTTGATCTGGTTGTTCTGATCCCAGCGCTCATTGACGGCTGACGGCGAGAAGCCCGAAGCCTGCATCAGCAGGGGCACCACCCCCAGCTCCTCCCGTGACAGCACCACGTCCCCCCGCATGTTCAGCACCCCCTCCCCCGTGTAGCGGGCGGCCTTGGCCATGTCGCGCATGAACTTCGGCACCAGCGATTCGGCGCCACGCCAGAACTGCCCGGGCCGCTGCATGGTCTCCAGCCCCTGTAGTGCGGTGACCCCAATGCCGACCACGGGGCCGGCGGCCTGCTCAAGATAGTGCAGCGCCAGCGCCTTCCCTTCCATATCCCGCTGCGGCGAGCGTACCCACAGCTCCCCCAGCCCTACGCGGCTTGCGATGTCCACACCGGCATCGTTGGCCGCGCCCCGCGCGATGATGGCGCCCATGGTCGGCCCCGCCATCTCCCCGAGGAACTGCCGGAAGGCCAGCTCGGCATCCCAAGGCTCATCGTCGTCACCAAAAGCACCAGCGATCGCATCCACGATCCAGAGGATGCTGGATGCCAGCGGCAGTCCCATCACACCCGAAAAAGCGAAGGTCATGCCCATGATGCCGGCAAGTTTCTTCCCTGCTTCCTTCCGCACCTCCGGGCTTGCCCCCTTGAACATCTGGTAGGCATTTCGCCACAGCAGGTAGGTCATGTTCTGGCTGTACTGCTTGAACAGCAGCAGCACCTTCGCCATGTTCCCCCGCATCAGCTCCGCACGATTGGAGCTTCCATAGTCGAAATGGCTCTCGAAGATCGCATCGTAGGCCGCTTGGGTGGCCGGGCCATGGGCCGCACCAGCCTCCCGCGCCAGCCGGTAGGCCGCCATGGCGGTCGCCTCCCGGTTCATGCGCTCGGCCTGGTGAAACAGGTAGCCAATCTTCTTCATCCACCGCTCGGCGGTGAGGTTCACCGTCGAGTTTTCCTCGCTCATGCCCATCAGGCTCATGGTCTGCGTGCGGTCGATGGCCCCAGAGCGCTCCAGCTCATCGAGCATCACTCCCATCTGGCCATCGAACTCTGCATCCACCGCGGCCCGTTTCTCCTTATTCAGTCGGTAGCCGAGATAGTCATTGCCCGCCTTGGCCAACGCACCAGCAGCCTTGCCGAAACCGTACCGGGCGCCGAGCACCGGCAGCGTCACCATGGGGGTCTGCAGCAGGTTGACCGCGGCGGCCGCCGGCGAGACGCCGAGATACCAGAGGAAGCCAATGGAGGTGGCGCGGTTCGCCCAGGTGGCGCCGCTGGGGTTCATCATCCATTCGTAGGAAGAATCCAGCGCGCCGATGATGTCGGCAGCCTTGTCCGGATCGTCCGAGGTCACAGCATCCCGCTTCATATCCCGTAGGATGTTGGCGAGCTGGTGGCCGTACCGGAGCCGCGCCAGCTGCTTGGAGCCGTGAGCCATCTGGCTGGCAAAGGCGCGCAGGGCATCGCGAGAAAAGCCCTGGGTGTTCTTCCGGTGGATGAACTGCTTGCGGATTGAGGCCTCCGGAAGCGAGCGCAGGTACATCTGCCAGAGCCCATCCTTGAGTGCATCCGCCTCCGCGCCGTCCACACTCTCGGTGATCATGGTCATGGCGTCCGCCATGAAATCGGCCGAGGGGCCCAGATCGGCCGCCAGTTGCTTCACATTCTTGCCCTGGGAAACGATCGCCCAGCCATCCTCGCGCAGCCCCGGCAGCGCGGCGCGCCGCTCCTGCACCGTTTCGAACATGGCGAAGTGGCGCTGGCCATCCTTCTCGGCCACAACGAAGAAATCACCAAAGCGGGCCAGCGGGAAGTACGGCCCCTGCACGGTCTGGCTCTCGAACTCCCGTCGCAGCTTGTCGATCATGGCGCGCTTGTGTTCGCTGGCCGCCTCAGATTTCAGGATGCGGGACTCCAGGGCATCGAACATGTCCTGGCGGCGCTGGGTATAGGCATCACGCACATCGCGGTAGAGCTGCTGCAGCTCCTCGGGCAGAGCGTCGAACTTCTTCCGGAGGTCATCCCACGCCTCGACACGCTTGCGGTCGATCTCGTCGGCGCGCAGGCCGTTCGCCACGATGGGGCGGGGCTGATCCGGATCAACACCGGCAACCGTCGCATCGTGCATCAGGGCGGCCATACGGGCCGCCGCCCCCCGCTTCGGGGCATTCAGGCTATTCGCCCACTCGCTCCAGCGCTCGGCGATCGGTTGGAACTTCTGCGCTTCATTGTTGGCGTCGGCATCCATGGCCCGAGCGGTGCGTTCGAACTCCGAAGCCTGGGGCAGAATATCTTTACCAATGTCGACAACCTGCTGCCGGGTCAGGAACTTCAGCCACTTCGGGCGCCAGTTGATTGTCCTATCGCCGGCCGCACGCTTCAGATAGCGGTAAGGGTTGGTGGTGGGGCTGCTGTTGACAGCCGCATCGGCAGCAGCAAAGGCGACGCCACCAGGGCGGTAGCGCGCGTCGGGATCTTGGGTGTTTAAGTCGCGGAGGTTGGTTTTACGCCCGAGGGGGGATGCCTCAATCGCGCCAGCAACGGCTCTGCGAAGGTCGGCCAATCCCTCACCGGCTCCCCTTTGGCGATTTGCTCCTGCAGCATTGCCTCCAACTCCAGCCCCATCCCGAACTGACTGCAAACTTTCCCCAGCGCCAGCGGGACGCGCTCCCCAAACACGTCGAAATACCCAGGCCCCTTCGCCAATCGGATTCTCTCGCGCCAGTCCAAAGATTTCGTCATAGGCTCGGTACGCATTGGGAAGAGTCTCGCGAAGTAGTTGCGGGTCACCAAGATACATAGTGCCCAATCGGGCAAATAGCTCAGCTTTTATGCGATCTGCAGAGTAGCTAGCATACGCTTGGCCAAGTGGATATTCCAAGAAGCCGGCTAGGCTCCCTCCCGCAATATAGTGGTCAACGGCTTCGCGAGCGATAGCGCCTGTGTCCAGATCGAACAGCTTGCTTGATGCGCTGATGGTACGCTGGCCGCCCACGACATCGATGCCGTGCAGTACCTCCTCCACCAGCATCGCGGCCGCCCTCTCGCGCGGGTAATCGAACAGCTCGTTGATCTCGATAGTGCGGGCGTCAAGATTGAATCGTGCCGGCACCATCGGGTCAAGCCCCTGCGTTACCCGCACCTCGAACGGCACCTCGAAGCCCACGATGGCCGAGGCATCTTTGACGGTCTGCGCCAACGACACCCGCCCCTGGCCCAGCTCTGCATACCGGCCAATCGGCTCGGTGCCAGCCGTACTCATAGATCCGCCGCGACTGAGCCGCAAATCGCCGCCAGCACCACGCCGCCCACCCTCAATGTGGCGGCGCGCGTTGGCCAGCAGCCCGCGCACGTCGGCATCGGTCCACTGCATCCGAAGCCCGATGGCCCGCAGCGCATTGCGCACCGCCGCTACCAGCCGCGGCCACCAGGTCTGGCGCTCGGCCCGACCATCGGCGGCCATGTCCGCCAGCACCTCTTCCACCGCCACCTGCTTGGAATAACCAAAGCGCTCCATCAGCCAGTCCGCCGCCTGGCGGATCGCTGCATCATCGCGGTAGATCTCGTTCAGCTTGGCATTCAGCCGCTTGCCGAAAGCACCCTGCAGCCCGGCATGGCCCAGCACCTCATGCGCCAGCACAAAGGCGCCATGGCGGATCGAATCGAGGTTGTCCGCCACCAGGTAGACCCGGCCATCGACGAACATGCCTTCGGCATCGGTGGCGCCGTCGCGCTCCAGCCGGCGGCGGAGCCAGGTCGGCAGATCCCGGATCGACTGCACAACCTCCACGGTCGGGGCATTGGCCCAACCCTGCGTCATCGTCGCCAGCGCGCGCCGAACCTGCTCCGTCTGCACGCCCCGTACTGGTTGGCCCGGGCGGAAGTCAGTGCGGCGGTAGAGCGGATTGGCGTTTGGATTCTCCCGAATCATGCTCTCCGTGACCGAGAAAACCCGACTACCCCCTTTGTTCTCCTTGAAGCCGAAGCGCTTATAGAATGCCGTCAGGCGCGCTTTACTGCCGCCGAAATCGGCAGAAGGTGTCAGCGCCAAATGCTTGCCGCTGGCATCGGCCCAGGCGACAAGCTGATCCATGGCGCGCGTGCCGATGCCCGACTCGCGGGCGCCCTCCGGAACAACAACCTTGGAGACGGTCAGCACATCGCCGCGCTCAACAAAGGAGAAGTCGATGCCAGCCTTTCGCCACGCCGCTTTCACCTCGTCGAGACCGGGGCGGGAGCTGGGGCGGCTGTAGAAGGGGCCGGTGGCTTCCGTGACAGCCCCGAGGCCACGCGCTGCCTCGCTCTGGTAGATGCCGTCTGGCTGCCGAATGAAGGCGTCGAGCACCCGCATTTCGCTGATGTTGTTGAAGAAGCGGGCGACGTTGGCTGCTGCCTCGGGGTCCGTTGCCTTGAGAATTACTCGGCTGGCATTGGTCGTATCCAGTGCGCGGAGCAGGCGCTGCACCCGGCCACCCTGGCGCAGCGTCGCCATCTCGGCCGGCGACATGATGAGCTCACCGACCACGCGATGATCGGTGCTCAGCAGCATGACCGCGTTGTCAGCCTGGATATCGGCCACCGCCATGCGCGCGCCATCCGGTCCGTCGATGACCGGCAGGGTCGCGGCTGGCCGGCGGCGCAAGACCCGCTCCGTGATGTCGATGGTGCGATTGCGAATCGCCGGCATCACGCGGACCGCGTCGGCAATGGTTTCGCCGGCACCGAAGAATCGGCTGGCCAAGCCCTCCCCGACCACGACATGGCCGCGCAGCGTCACGCCCGCGCCATCGAGCACGCGGTTGACGGCGTCGGTGACCTTGTAATCGGCCGGGCTCGGCGCTGGGTTGCCGGACGGGTGATTGTGGCCAAGCCACACCTGCGCGCCACCGTCGGTGGCAACGATCGCGCCAACCAGCTCGGCCGTCGATACCGGCGACGATGCCTTGAGGCCCTTGGTGTGGCGGATCAGATTGAGGATCTTGCCGTTCTCGTCCGTGACCAGCGCCAGCATGGTCTCCTGTGCATGCTTGCGGAACGAGGCGAAAACGTGTGCGGCTTCGGAGGGTCCGGTTACCGTGTCGATGCCGGATTTGATGGTGCCAACGGCAGCTTGGCGATATTGGAGGCGGAAGTTGTCGCGGGACTGCTCGGCGGCGATTCCGGCAGGTACGGCGGCGGGGGCGAATAGGTCGAGCTGTGCGTCAGGAGCTGAACGCGCAGCACGTTGTTCGACCTGTAGACTGCTGGAACCTCGCTCATAGCCAGAGTATAGAGCGGGCTCTTCAGCGACGCCATTTCCACCAGCCGGCTCAATCTCCAAGACGCGAACCAGCACCGGTGCACCGCCCTGCTTAGATTGGAAGCCAGACCGGTAGTGATCCACCGGATTGAAGCCGCGCGGGCGCATGTCTGGGGTCGGGCGAGTTACCTGCATCTCATCCATGGGCCTGCCGGCTTCGGCATCAAGCCAGCCACGCAAGAACTGCGCAGCGGGGCCGCTCTCGACGTGGGGTTCACCGACATGAGCAAACGCCTCTTTGAACGCCTTGTCTTTCCGCCGGCGCGCGCGGACGGCCTCCACGCTGGTGTCGCGCTGCTCGACCGCCTCTTCGTCGGACCGGCCCTCAGTCTCGGCGGCCGCCGGCAACGCGGCCAATGGCTTCGTGGTATCCCCTTGCAGCCACTCCTTGAATTCGTCCACGGTCATGCGCGTGACCGGCCCGACCTTCCAGCCCTTCGAGTAGCTCGCCTTGTACGCCTGGATGGCCTTCGCATGGCTGGGGAAGCCAAGTAGCACCTTGTGCTCGTCGAAGGAACCGTCTGCATTCACCTGGTCGATGACCCACACCCGCTGCGAGTCCGGGCGATCGCCGAGAAAGACGTCCACATGGTCGCCGTCGGCGCCTTCGCCATGGCCACGGATGTAACCGTAGTGGGCTCCCATCGTGTTCTGCCACTCGGTGCCATCCGGCGACGTGCCGCTGCGCACGCTGCCCTTGGGGTTCTCGATCGAGAGGTTCAGCCCGTGCACCGACACCCGGCCGACCTTGTAATTCCCGGCCTCCTTCTGAGCCTCCGTCGGCTCCGGCCGATCATTGCGAGGCGAAGTGGCGGCTTCATGTGCAGCGGCATCGATGTCCGCCGGTGCAGCGCTGCCATCAGTCGCGGGCGGGGGCTCGTCTACCGGAGCCGGTACAGATCGTGCTGCTGGCTGCTGAACTGGCTCCACGTCAGCCGCCGGCGCCGCGGTGGGTACTGGCGCACCATCCGCAACCGCTTCAGCCGCACCTGCCGATGCAGGGCGCGCAGCCGGGGCGGGTTGTGGCGCAACAACCGGCGTGGCCGCGAGGTCGAGCGCCGGCTGGGCCTTGGGACGAAGCACGAACTGGTTCTTGCCACGCTTTTCCACCTCGTATCTGTCAGCAGTTGGAAGCTGGCGACGTGCGCGATTGGCTGCAGGTGCCGAGCGGTATTCGGTTGCGAGCAGCGCTTCGTGGTTCTGCTGCTGAATCTCGCCGATGAGGCCTGACCGGATCCGGGCCACACGCTCAACGGGCACGCCCATGGCGCGCGCGAACTCCGGCGACGTGATCCGGTTGCCGATCTTGAGCTGCGCGCGCAGCCGCTCGGCCAGCTCCTCGTCGGTAATGGAGGGCTTCGCGGTCTCCGCCGGGGGCCGCGGCCGGGAGGCTGGTCGTTTTGGCTGAGCCCGACCCGATGGTGGTATTGGATCGGCCAGCGCCGCCGAGGTCGCCGCGCCAGCGCTGGCGCGGCCTGCGTCTTTGACCGGCATTTGATTTCCAGCCGGCTCTTGTCGATTTTCTGCCGGGGCTTCGACACGTCCAGCCGACGTGGTGGTGGCATCGACAGGTTGGCTGGCCTTGCCTGCAGGTGGTGCAGGTGGTGCAGGTGGTGCAGCATCTGCGGGGGTAGCCTGTGCCCGGGCAAGAAGAGCAGCGATGACATTCGCCGGCGTATCCGTGGGCGCAATGGTCAGCCCATTCTCAGCGGCAATCCGGCGCAGCTGCGACGTGAACATGGCCGGGACACCGCCACTATCAACGCTGGCCAGCAGCTCCTGTGCCTCCGGCGTAATTCCGCCCGGCCCGGCCGGCGCACCAGCACCAGCACCAGCACCAGCACCAGCAGTGTCAACAGGCTGGGCTGCAATCTCCTCCAGCGCCTGCGCGGTGGCAGCCTCAGCGACGGCGCCCGTCGCCGCGCCAAGGTTCACAGCCCGCGACAGCGGACCAGCAGCAGAATCAGCACCAGCAGCAGCTTCCACATGCTCTTGAACACGGGCCGCCACGGGGTCGACGATATCGGTGCCGGCGATCGGTGCAGCACCAGCACCAAGGCCTGACGCTTCCTCCTCGGCAGCGCGCTGGCGAGCAAGGCGCTGATTCTGCAGCCCCTCCACCGCACCAAAGCCGGCGCCCATCGGCGCGCTCGCCAGCCCCTCCAGCGCAGCCTGCCCAACAACACCCTCCATCGTCGGAGTGTCGAACCCTTCACCCTGCAGCGCTACGTTCGAGGCCAGCCGCTCCTGTCCACCCTGCAGCATTTCCATCGGCGTCTCGCGCGCGATGCCCAAGCCCGCGGATTGCAGCACGCCTGGGGCTGCGGCCTCGGCCACTTCCCGCCCTGCCCTGCGGCCAACCATCCGGCCGACCACACCCTCAACACCTGTGGTGGCGGCCAGCACACCCAGGCCGGTACCGATACCGATCTGGGTCGCGTTCTGGCCGGTGTAGGACTGTGCCTCCCGCGCCTGCTCCGCCGCCTCCGCCGGTGTTGCGCCAGCTTCCGTGTGCGCCTGCTCGACCGCCTCATAGATCGAGCCCTTCACAGCACCAGCACCTTGGGCGCCACCCACCACCGCAGGAGCTGCCCGACCGCGAGTCAGCGCCGCAGCAGCGATCGTAGGAATTGAAGTGCCCAGCGCGCTCAGGGTGGTCTCGACAGGTGCCTCCGTGAAGGCACCGACGCTTGCCTTCACCTCCTCCCAGGTGCTGCCCGACTTCTCGGCATCTCGAATCGTTTGAGCCCGGTTGGCCAGCCGCGCCTGCCTCTGTGGCGACCCCAGCCCTTCTACCTTGTCCGCCAACCGGCCAATCCGTTGCGAGAGCCGATTCCCTGCGCCGCCGGCCGCATCCGTGAGCATCTTCGTGCCCTGCACCACACCACCACCACCAGCAACGCCCCAGTCGCGAAGGCGAGTACCGATGCTGGTGTCGCCGGAGGCGCCAGAGAGGCTCGGTGCGGCAGGCTTGCCAAATTCCTCCCACGGCTTTGCCGATCCGCCTCCCTGCCCCGATGATGCGTACTGCTCCCACGGCTTCTGATCGGCCATTTACACCTTCTCCCAGCTTTTTTCGTCGGCAGGATTTCCGCCTTTGAATCGGTAGCCACCCCGAACTTCTCCGGCGGCCGGCGGCAGGGATGGGCCGCTGCCCAGCGCTTGGCCGGTGCGCAGATCAACAACCTCTTCCTGCTCGCCGACCGGGAAGCCCTTCTCGTTCAGCACGGGCACCTTGCGCCGAATGAAATTGTCCTTGAGCGCCCCCGCGTTTTGGGTTTTGCCTTGCATCGCCATCAGCGCCTGCTGCAGCTGGGTGCGCCGCTCCGGATCCGTTTCCATCAGAAGCTGAGTGGTGAGCTGCTGGACCTGCGCAGCCTGGGTAGCCCCCATTTCTGCCTGAGTGGCCTGTGCGGCCGTGAGGCGCGATTCGTTGGGGTCGAAGCGAGCAATGCGGGCGGCGCGATCCTCGGCCAGCTCCTCGCGGCGCAGCGCGAAATCCTGCTGCTGCTCTGCAGCGCGCTGGGTGGCCTCCTGCCGCTGCATCGCAGCACGAAAAGCTCGCGGGTTGAAGCCAGGGCGGCGCGGATCCAGGCCCGTGGAGTCGCCAACAACAATACCGCCCGGCTGATAGCCGCTCTCCTGCGCACTGACCAGGCGCCCGTCGAGGCCGCGCACCATGTAGTCCGGCTCAGCACCAGCAGCAATCGACGGCAGCGAGGTGGTTCCCCGATTCAGGCGGCCATCCAGCGCCTGCTCTGCGGCCGTTGCGTTGCGGTTGGCGGCAGAGGACTGCGCCTGGGTGATCGCCCGGTCCACGTTGTCGGTGAACATATTCGGCGCACCCTCCAACCCCTCGATGCGGGCAATGCCGGGGACGCTCGTATCGGTAACGGTGAGGCCTTCGCGGCTGGGCGCGGGGGCGGTTCCAGCACCAGCAGTAGACTGCCCCCCCGGGGCGGCACCACCCTGCTCCAGCACCAGCTCAGCATCCGCAGGAATTTCCGGATCCGCATCAGCGGACAACTCCTGGGCAAGCCGTTGACCACCAACGGCGCCACCCACCGCTCCTGCTGGTCGCAAAAACCGCTCAGCCGCATTACCGCGGTAGCGTCCCCGGGTAATCGCACGGAGAGCGAAATCGACACCGCGCCCGATACGGCTGCCGCCCTTGGAGCCGGCAACACCACCGCCGACAAGCCCAGCATTTTCGGCCACCTGCTCCGGATGCACACCCTGCTTGTCCCGGTACAGGCCATCCACCAGCCCCAGAGAGAGCGTTGAGCCCAGATCACTGGCGAAGCCGAGCCCCCGCAACAGCGCAGTGCGCCCGAGATCCCCGTAGCTACCATCTCCGGTAGGTGCATCCATCGCAAAGCGCGTGGCGTAGCGCTCCATCGCATCGTCATCGAACTGGCTGATCGCCGCCGGCAATGCAGCGACGAGGCCTGGCAGCCGGCCATTCGGGAGGCGACCGCGCACGCCAGATGCCACTCGCTGCACACCGCCACCACCAGATGGTGGCGGCTGTCCGCCCGGAGCATTCGGAACCGGCCCAGGTCGTGATGCCCGCTCCGCCTGCCATGCGGCGCTATCGCGCTTCGCTCGGTGCATGGATTCAGCACGGGCGCGGTAGTTGGGTTCGTGCTGCGGTCGCGGGGCGGGTGGCGGCAACTTCCCTTGTGGCGGGGGTAACCCAGCACGGCCCTGCGTCCCATCAGAGATGGACACCGACTGCGTACGCGGATCCATGCGGGTGGTTGCGCCATCGCGGTAACTGTAAAAGTTGGCTTGGCCGCCGGGCGGCGCTGAAATCGATGGCCTTGGCACGGTAGCAGGCAAGCCGGTTTTGCCCGCCGGCACCAGCGCCCGAGACTGCGAATGGGTTACTGGCTGCCCTTGGGGTACCACCGCACGCGAACCCTGCAGCGCCGGCAGGTTGCCAATACGCGAGGTACCGGCCGGGTCCGTCGTGATGACACGAGAAGATGCTGCGGTGCGCGGCTCAAGGTTGCGGCGCGTGACGCCGCCAGCGTCGACGTAATAATTGGTTGCCACTGCAAGCTCCAGCCGAAGCGCTACCGCGCGATGGCCGGAACCTATGCAACCTGAGCGCCTTCGGCAATGCTACGCAGCAGATGGACCAGCCCTACAGGGGGATCATTCCGCCAGGGTAATGGTGAGGGTCAGCGGCGTAGTGCCGTCGAACATGGCGGCTTCCGGGCCAATGTCGAACGCGCTCCACTGTATGCCGGGTTCGCCGTACGCAACGTTGTAGTCCGTCACGTAGCCCGACGCGGCCGTCGCTGCCAGCACGTCGATGGTGTGCCCGCCGCCGGTGATCACCGCCGACGCCACTGCCTGCTCCGACGCGACGACCAACCACATCGTCAGCACCCCATCATTATCTGTGCCCGGGTGCCCGCTCATCACGAGCAGCGCTGGCATCTCAGTCGGTGCTGTATACGAACCGAACTCGGGCTCCGCCCAACGATGGCCACCCTGCACGCCGTACCGGCTGCCGTCCGTCCCCTGCGTGATGGCGTACCCCGGAGCGGGTTCGGGTCGCTCCTGGTCGGAAGCCCCAATGATCTCCCCGCACCCTCGAAAGTTCGTCCAGAATGCCGGCGTCTGCGAAACGGCCGCGGTTATGGCGAGCGACACCAAATCCCCAGCGTTGTAGCCAGGCGTGAACATGAACAGCACGCCATCATCAGTGGTGCCTTCGCGCGCCGTCCCCTCCATCGAAATGTCGGTGTGGGCGCCGTATGCGAAGTAGTGTGTAGCTCCATTTTCCGCCGGATTACCGATGAAGCACTCCACACCGTAAGGGCAGGTGTTGTTCATGGTGACGACGGCCTGAACACCCGTTGGAACAGGAATATCAGGAGCCGCCACCACCCGCACGCGAAAGGAGCACCAGCCGCCATCGCTGTCGGGATTTCCGCCCAAGACATTCGGTCCGCTCAGCACAAGAGCTTCGCCAACGACGTCGATAACCTGCCCGCCGTTCGCCAGTACCAAGGAGCGGGAATACCAAGTGGCAGCGCTCGACGGGTCCAGATTAAAGGTGCCGGTGTATTCCACGACGGCTTTGCCGGTAGCAACGAGATGTGCCAGATCAATGGTGGCCACAGCTAATCCTCAACAGGTTCAGTGCGCCACAGGGCGCCGGGCATTGGTGCGTGCAGGCTGCTGCCGCCGTAGACGACGCCATAACCAGTGCCGTGCGGCGCAACCAGCTTCCACGTCACACCGCTGTCGTAGCTGATCCAGGTGGCACCGCTCATGGACAAGTCCCCAGAGGCGATATCGCCGTAGTTGATCAGCAAGATGGCGGGCTGGACGATGTTGCCGCTCTCGTCGGTGATCTCGCGCTGGACGCACCACACCGGGCCGAGCCCCTTCGGGTACGAGCGCGGGCTATCGAAGGTGTAGGTGCCCTCGGTGTGCAGCGTAGCCAGCAGGGTGAGGCCGTCGTCAGCCAGATCGAACTGAGCCAGCGCGAAGCCGACCTGGCCGGAGAAGGGCGGCAGATACCGGGGTGTCTGGTCACTCCGATACAGGTCCAGCGAGTCAGGATTGCGGGTGCCGACCAGCACCGGGAACACGAACTTGCCGTTGCCGATGTATGTCACCAGCCCGTTGCGGTGGCGGCCCACTGACCCGGTGCAGCCGGTCTCCTGCGCGAACTGGATTGGCTGCAATAGCGGCGTGCCAACACTGTCAGGCGTCATCAGCTGCGGCTGCTGGTCCGGCGCCCAAAACCCCGGATTGGCAAAGTGGAGTTTCCGGTGCGCGCCGGCGGTGATGACCAGCACACCGAAGTCCGATTGCCACGGCTCGCGCTGGGTATAGTCCGGTGCTGCCACATAGGTGGTCAGGCGCCAGTCGAACGCCCCCACATACACAGCGGTCTCGCCATCGCTGTCCATCCCCAGCCCACGACAGAACCATCGCTCCGCGAAATCAAAGGCTGGCAGGAATGGATGGTCGGGAGACGGCGGCAGCGTCGGCGCCGGCGCTGGGTCCACCACGGTTTCAGTCTGCACGGCCGCGCCATCGACAGTGATCGTCAGCCACAACACGCGCACCGTGGCGTAGTAGTCGTCGCGGGTGCGTGGCGGCTCCTCCGGATCGACCACCACGCTCTCTTCCTCGCCGATGCGACACCAATGGCGCAGCACCACCGCGAAGGTATGGGGCGCCACCCGCGCCGCGTAGGCCACGCCGAACTTGTTGTGGTCGTGGCACGGACCGGCCACCGCCGACGCCTCGTAATACCGCTGAGGGCGGGAGTAGACGTTGGCCAGGTCGGCGGGGTCATCAACATGGACAACCCGCTGCGTCGCCGGCGCATCCGGATCGAACTCAGGGTTGCCGGGATCGCTCAGCAGCCAGTCGGCGAACACCACAACCCCTCGCCCGAACGGATCGTTGCGCGACGCCTGCACCCGGGCGGACATGGTCAGCAGTGCACGGGTGGTTGCGGGAAGGTCGGGCTCGAATGCGGGGCAGCGGTAGGCGCGCGCGAATGTCCACGGCGCGGGGTGCTGCAACCACTGCGCGATCAGGAATCCGGCAATACCGGCATCGCTGACCGCCTGCGGGGAGAAGTCAGCGGTAACGCCGGCAGCCACACCTTGGCCAGTCAGCCACGCGGCGCTGAGCACCAGCTGCCGGTTGCCCGATATCGCCCCCGGCGAGGCATTGGCCAGAATCATACCGCTGCCAGGCGCGATAGTGGCGGGGATCGCCGACTGACCGAGGCGGGTGAGCAGCACGAATACCAGCCCGGCAGGAACCATGCCCGGGTAACCGTCCATTTCGGCGTAGGCCCACGGCGCGCACGCGGCAACGAGGCTCACGCCATCCCCAGGGGTGGGCGCGCCCAAGAACACGCATCGACGCGCCGCCCCGCCCGCGCTGCCGGTGGAGCCGGTCAACGCCCACCCCTCCGGCATATTGGCCACCGGCGTACCAGGCGGGTACAGCGGCTCATCCCACGGCGCACGTTGCAGGTGCATCGACTCACGCCCCTGCGCCAGCCATGGGCCGAAGAATGCGTTGAGGGTGGCCTCGTCAAAGGTGTTGCGGAACTGGCCGCGGTGAGCCAGCCAGCCGGGCATGTCCAGCACGTCGGCGGTAGCGAACTTTCCCAGCCGGCGCGCGCGCACCAGATAGCCATCGAACACCCGCGTGACGGCCAGGCCCGCACCGGCGTTGAATAGCGAGCGCGCCAGTCGCCGGGCGAACCCGGCAACGCGCACCGCCAGCCCGGGTGCGCGCACTTTGATCAGCATTACAGCGACTCGATTTGCGCGACCAGCGTGCCGGCGGCGTTGGCAGCAGCGGCAGAGATGTCGGCGAAGCCACGCACCGCCGATCCCAGTGCGGCGTTGGCGTTGTTGTCAGTGCCGAACAGCCGAATGCGGCGCTCGTCGATATCACCCATCACGCCGACTTCCGCCTCGGCAGCGCGCAGACGCAACCCCTCGAATGCCACCTCCACGTTGTAGTAGCTGGAGAGCGCCGAATAGAGCGCTGACGTAGCCTGAGCGCGGATCCGCGCCTTCTCGATATCCTTGTCGGGTAGGGTTGACCATTGGCGGTAGAAATCCGCCAGCGACCCCATGATGCCCAGCTTGTACTGCAGCGCCTGCTGCTCCGCGAACTGCAGCAGCTGGAGCTTCACCTCGGCATCCTTGATCGCCTGCTCCCGGTTGACCTCGAGAATCACATCGCTGGCTCGCTGGTTCGCTTCGTCGATGGCCGCCACCATGGCGCCAGGCGGCAGGGTGAAGCCGCGGGCGGAATAGCTGTCGGCGATCTGCGCGACCTCGGAGCGGCGGGTACGGTAGGCGCGGTCGCGGGCCTGATGCCAAACCAGGTCGAAGTAGGTCTGGCTGTAGCCCAGCGGCTTCACGCCGCCAATCACATCACACAACCACTGATCGGGCAGCGTTTTCAAACAGGCGTTGATGCTGGGGAAATACTGCCCTATCCAGCCATTCACCTGATCGTTGAGCCAGGCCATGGTGCTGTCCGTGGTATCCGCACCGAACAGGTCCGAGAACTGCGGCGGCGGCGGCAGGATCGGCTTCACCGGATCGAAGTCGAATTGCCGTTCGCGCAGGTTCGGGCGTGACGCACCGCGGATCTTGCCCTCGGCGTTATTCGCCTCCCGCAGCGCCGCCTGAGCATGCGCCATCAGCTGCCCTGTCGTGGCAACGTATTCACTGGCCATAGCTACCTCTTCCAGCGGCGAACCGCGGTGTAAACCAGAAACTCGATCGACTGCAGGTCGACCTCCGACGCATCAACCAGATGAATCGAGACGCGCCACTCGCGCGACTGCAGCCCGCGGCCGAACTTCGCCTTGGCCGCCGCCGGCCGCTGTTCGATCCGGTAGGTCCACTCCTGCCCGTCATCGCCGACCAGACGCATGAACGCCTCGCCATCCGTCGACAACCCGAGATAGGCGCCTTCCATCCGTTGTTTCAGATTCGTTCCGGGGTCGACGGCGCCGAGATCGAGCAGCGCTTCCAGCAGCTCGCCGTCGTCGGTCGCATCGCCGATCCGGTACAGGCCGTCCGGCCGGTAGCCATAGGAAGCACCACCGGCCTCCACGAAGCCGAGAAAATCGAAATTGCTGTAGGCCGTCAGCGCGCCGGTGGCGATATTCACCGCATACTGGAACGCCTGCCGATCAGTCGCCAGTGAGTCCGACAGGGCCAGACCATCGCGCACCATCATTTCGATGATCTGCGTGACGCTGGCGTTATCGCCGAGCAGCAGGCCATCGAAAACCGTTTGTTCGTAGAGCTGCACGATGGTCGCGCTGTCGCCCAGCGCCAAGCCATCGTGGACAACGATGAAGGTGACGGGCTGAATGGCAACGAAGTCGGAAAGCGCCAGCGTTTCCCATACGCCGTAGCTGCCCGGGAGCGGCGCTTCAAAGCCGAGTCCCACCCAGGGTGGCGTGTCTCCGCGGCCGCCCACATAGGCATGATCCGAACCGACGCCGGCGAAGGAGATGGTGGCGCTACCCGTGGCGCGCGTCCCCGACAACAAGACACCAGCGCCCAGGATCGGCGGCACCATGGCCCCGCCATAGACCAAGGTGGTTTGCGGGAAGCCGCCATCGCCTGTCGCCACAAAGAGCGGCGCCACCGCGGCACCCCCCACCACGTCGTCGCCACCGCGACCGTGAAAGCGCACAACTGCGCTGCCGAATGCGGGGCCGGGCAGTTCGCACGTCGGCAGCGCCATGTCGGGCGCCCAGCGTGGCGTCTGCGCGAGGCCGAATGCATAACCGCCATCGTCCGCGCCCACCCCGACAAAGGCCGGGGTTCTGGCCGAGCCCGACGCCTCGGCGCCAATGCCGGCCAGCTGCTCGATATCCCCGATGGACGGGGAGTCCACGAAATCACCAGCCGAATACAGCGCGGCATCGAGGCAAACCGTCCCGGCAGATGTCTTGAGGCTTGTGTATGACCAGTCGTCAACGTGGTAAGTGACCACCGTGGCGACGCGCACGATCGTAATGAGCGGCAATGCCCCCGGCGCTACTGGCGCCGTCGCCACTACCTTGCCGGACTCAACCACCGCTATCGTGGTGCCGTGCGCGTAAATTGCGTGAGTCGCCTCGGCAAAACTGGTCGATTCATCGTCGTTGGCCAGCCCGACCACCACGCCAATCGGCGTCAGAGGCACCCGAAATCGCACGAACCCATCGCACCGAAAGGCATCGATGCTGCGCGCACCAGCGTTCCAGCCAGAGAAGTTCTCGTAGATAGTCTGTGCCGGCATGCCAGCACGCCCTGGATCAGCGGGAAAGCAAACAATCTGCGGGGGGATCAGGGGCTGCTCGTAGTTATCCTTTACGCCCTTCGCCTTCTTGGCGGTACCGTAAATGACGCGGCTCTCACCCGTTATAGCGTCGACCTCAATGCCGATCGGGATGGGCGTGCTACTGCCAGCGCCAGAACTGGACTTCAGTTGACGCACCTCCCTGGCCTTCTGCTGCTCCTTGATGGTGGGGCCGATCGTGGTGCAATACGCCTCACGCGCCGGTATCGCCTCGACCGCTGGCACGTAGTGGATATTGCCCGTTTTGACGAGCCGATTCGGCATGGATCATTGATCCGTCATGGCATAGGCGAAGTTGTCGACGGCAATGGGGTCGCCATTTTCAACATCGAGATCGGAAATGTTCAGCTCGGCCTGAATGTTCGCGATCCGTCCTTGCGCACGGATCGCCGTGGTGCTGGCTCCGTCACCGTCGGCCAGCACCTCGTAGCGGAAGAACGACGGCACTTCGTCATCGGAGTAGATGCCGGCCCAGGTGTCATCCAGCTCCTTGGTCAGAACGCCATCGGTAGCCGTTGCCTCCCATGCCAGCGGCGTTGTGTTGTCGCCGTCGGTAGTCACCAGGCCCATCATTGACGCACCGCCGAGCGCGTCATCAGGGGAGGCGGGAAGATCACCTGCGTAGATCTTGAGCACACAGGTCGATAGTGCCGCGCGCAGCGAACCCGTCACCGCCAGATAATTGCGCAGCCCCGTGGAGAAATTGGGGTCGGCGACATGGAATTCATACCCGCCAATGACCAGCGGCTCAGAGGCAATGAGCGACAGGCTGGGCATGTTCAGCTCGCCGGTAACCTTCCTGATGCTCCCCTGCGCACGAACGGCCGAGGAGCTGAAGGCCCCAGCGTCAGCCAGCGTCTCGAAACGGAAGAAGGCCGCGATGCCGGTCGCGACGTTGATCCCACTCCAAATGTCATCCGTCTCTTTCTGCAGCACGCCGTCGGCGGCGGTTGGCTCCCATGTCAACGGCGTAACCCCATCGCCGCCAGTCGTCACCTCGCACAGCAGCGATGCCGAGCCCAGCGCGGCATCGGCCGACGCCGGCTCGGTACCGGCGTAGATTTTCAGCACGCACGTCGAGAGCGCGGCCCGCAGCGAACCGGTAACCGCCATATGCGTGCGCAGGCCAGTGGAAAACTTGATCGACATGGTTGCTCCTCGACTCAGATGATCGTGGTGGGCGTGAGGGTGAGTCCGGCAGCAAACTCCAGCTTGGCGCCAGCCGGCAGTGTTTGCGGGGTCGGGAAGCGCACGATGGACGCGAGGATGCCGTTGTTGCTGCCCTTCACGCTGCTGGAGCAGATAAACGACCCGTAAAACGTCTTGTCCTGAGTCACTGTGAACTGGACCTTTGACGCCAGATTGTCGATGGCGCCGGTGCCATCGTAGCTGTGGTTCCACAGCGGGCGCGTTGCGCTTGCATACGCCTGGCTCTCGCCGATCGTGGTCTGCAAATCAGCAGCGCTTACACCGGCGACCGGCACGTAGTTGTTCTCGAACAAGCCGAGATACCAGTTCGCTACAGGCATTTCAGTGGCGCGCAGCAGCTCAGCCACATAATCGATGAATTGCTGCGGCAGCAGATTTGGCGTTGGCGGCAGCTCAATGACACTGCCATCCGGGTGAATGAATCGCCCTTGCCAGAGAAATCCGCCGCCGAGGATCGTGCGCGCATGCCCTTGTTGGCTCATGGATAAGTGACCTCCAATCCAGATACGAAATCGCCCATGGCGAGCCCGCTCTTGCGAGGGATGCCGCGCTGGGTCGTTATGAGCAGTTGATTGCCAGCGCGCTCCAGCACGGTGCTGCGACCGTGACTGGCAATGTCTGGGGCGTAGTGCTCGCGCGTCAAAAACTGCAGCGAGCCATCGGCATTGCCGACTACGGGGCCGTATTCAGTCATCCATGCCGCACGCTCGCCGGGTAGCGCTGCTTGTGAGCCAGCCACTGCCCGTGCGACATCGATAGCCCGCTGCTGAATCTCGCTGCCGGCGCCGCTCAGGAAGTAGTGCTTGTCGGCGACCACGAACACACCGCCGGGCGTCGGCGCCAGCACGGTGACCGGCTCGGGGTACTGAAAAAACCCGGTAGCCCGGCGCACCAGGTGCGGCTGCAGCGGCTGCGTCACCCACACCGTGCTGCCGGCGGCGATCAGGAGCTGGCCGCGGTACGATGCCACCAAATGTCCCTGCGGCGGCTCAGTGCAGAACTGCGCCTCCAGGGTGGCGGTATCATCGCGCAGGCCCGATATGGTCACTGCGCCAGCGGCCGCCTGTTCGTGCTGCAGATAGAGGGTGGTGCTGTCGGCGCGGCCGATGTAGAGCCGCACCCGCCCGCCCGCCGGCGGCGCCGGGAGCGTGAATGTCACCCGCTGACCACCGGTGCTGACGAACGCCTGTGATGCCCCGGTGCCGCCCTCCAGCCCGCTCTCATCAACAAAGGTCGCGGCGAAGGCAAATGTCCCGGCAATGATCGCGCCACCAGCGGCAACCACGGCGGCAGGCTGCGCCGGCATGGTCGGCACCCCCCACCGGCGCACCTGGCTGCCGTCGTAGCGCAGCGATTCGTTGGCCGTGCAGAAATACAGCTCGCCGTTGTGCACCGCACCAGCGAAGTCACCCGCACCAGCGATCGAGCGCAGCACCCGGCTGCTATTCGTCCGGGTGTCGAACTCCACCAGATCCGCGCCATCGGCCAACAGCACCTTGTCACCCAGCGCCAGCGCACCCCGCACAGCAGTGCCGTCGAGTGCCTTGCTGTACCCCGCGCGCAGCTGCAGCTTGCCGCCGCCGACCGGGTCGAGATTTACGGCATGACGGAAAAACCCTTCGGGCAGGCGGTCGGCGGTGTTGCAGTTGTGGGCGCCGCCGGCGAAGTTGTCCAGCTTGATGAGGCTGTCGGTCATCGCAGTCACCAGGCCGGATTTATGCGCACCGTCACAGGGCGACCAGCGCGCCGGCGGCGGTGAACATCTGCGTTCGGGCGAGGCCCGAAGCTCCGCTCGAATGCTGCCTCAAAGCGAGCAGCCTCTTCGGCGTTGTAGGAATCGGAGTCGCGCATCAGGTAACAGCAGCGCACCGCCCAATCGATCAAGCGGAGGTGATGCAGCTCAGGAATTTCGGGCTCATCATCAGGAGCCGCCATGGGCGAAAGCGGGCGGCGGTACACAACCAGCGCCAGCGCTATGGATTCACGAGGCATAGGCACCGGCCGCAACCGCCGCTCATCCTCGAGCAGATAGCCACGTGGCTTCCGTGCCACCAGCCGTGGCCAGCGATCCGGCAAGCGATCCTCCGCCAGGTGCTCCAATGCCTCACCATCGCAGTAAACACGCTCCACCTTGGTGATCAGCGGGCTCAGCGCATACCACTCCTGATCGGGCTGCAGCTGCATCTGGGTCAGGCTCGACGTGCGATCCATGACCAGGCTCGCCCGGATGCATGCTTCATCGACGGCCTCGTTCAAAGCCTTGTCGATATACGAATCGCTCCACAACGGCGGGGCCGCCCAGTCATCCAGGCGGTCGCGCACCAACTCGCGGAGCGATCGCAGGGTGGCCACTGCTAGTCCTCTGGATCGCCTGCAGGATCGTTCTCTGCATCGAGCTCGGCCTGCATCGCATTCCACACACTGACCATCTCCGCCTTCTTGACGTTGAAGCCGGCAAGCTTGCGCACCTTGCTGAGGGCAGGCAAGCCCGTGGCCTCTTCGAAGTCGCCGTCTTCGTCAGCCGACAGCATCTTCGTGATGGCCTCGCGAATGACCGCAGGGGTGTCGATATTGAGGGGCTGACCAGCCATCTTCGGGCTGATCGACTCCTCCACCATCGCGTTCGAGACGCAGCCGCGCATCAGCGCCTCGCGGTGGAGCGTCGGATGGAGCCAGGTCCACTCCTCGCCCACCTGAGCGGCATGGCCGAGGGTGTTGGCGACGTGGATGGGTTTGCCGGTGATGGAACGGAACTTGATCTCAGACATGCGCTTCGCCTCAAGCATGTTGTTGCAGGCTGTGCGCCAGATAGCGCTCCAGCTGCAGGAACTTTGAAAACGCGCTGCGCCAGGCCAGCCGCTTCCCTTTGTCGGGATCCAGCGGAATATCCGGCGGGCAAACTGACTGGCCTGTTACAGCGAACCGGTTTTGCAGGGTGATCACGCAAAGCGTGACCGGGCCGACGAACTCATACTCGACCCGATCGATCTTCTCCCTGGAGGCCGCGACATCGAACGCCACAGCGGCGTGATCAGTCGTAGACCGCACAATCCCGACCCGGGAGGATGAACTCGACACGCACGCGCCCCGCGCCGGCTTCTGCCGCGGTACCCGTCAGTGCCCGGGTCAGCGTGATCACTGTCCGGCCCACGTTCCGGTAGCCCGTCGGCACCAGCGCGACCCGGCCGGTCGCGTGGATGTTGCCGGCGTTCAGATAGCGGTTCGCGGCGCCCGCATCCCCCACGCTGAGCGTGTCAGTGGTGGCTGAATCAAAGGCGGTGGTGATCACCACCGCGCCCCCGATCACCTCGGCGCCATTCGGCAGGGCAATGGCGTCTACCGCCACGCCCACCGGGAGATCCGCGATATCGAATTCAACCTCCTTGAACTCGACCTTTCCGGCACCAGCTTTGAGCAGACTCATGGAAAACCCCTCTCAAACTATCGACAGAAGCAGGCCGGCAGTGCCGGCCCACCATCACTGGATATAGGTATCCAGAACCATCAGGCCGAAATCCTCGACGGTGCCGTCGTAGTTCGACATGAACTCGGGCTTGAGCACGCCGAACATCTTGTCGACGCCAATGCCTTTGCGGTTCTTGTAGTCCTTCAGCTCCTCTTCCCAGTTGATCGCGCCAAGATCCGCCAGCGCCAGCGCCTGGGCACCCATGAGCAGGGAGCGGGTTCCGTTCACCGCACCAGCTGCGCCCCACTTCGAGCCGCCCGCGGCCTTCAGGGTGTTGAACGCCTTGGCGGAGGTGTGAATCACTGCGCCGTCCATGGTGAGGGTGGCGCCCGTGAAGACGGGGTTGTTCTTGCCCCGATCACCGGCATGGATGACCGCCTCGCGGAAATCGGCATCTTTCTTCAGCTGCGCGAAGGCCTTGGGGTGCATCAGCCACACGAAGTATTCGCCACCGCCGTTGCGCAGCGGCTTCACGCGGCGGGTCTTTGCCTCCGCCATCATGTCGACCATGGCGCCGTACTTGAGGACGTGGCCGCTGGTGATCGAAGCTGTATTGCCAGCCTGCAGGCTCGAACCATCGAACCGGAAGTGGCGGTTGGCGCTCGGGGGCTTCACATCAGCCGCGAACGACAGATCAGCCAGGCTATCCTCGCCAACCGGAACGACACGCGGGCTGCCATCGCATTCCAGCGCATAGGAGATGCCGGAGGCGGTCAGGATCAGCAGATCATCCAGGGTCTCCGCCATCCAGTGTCCGAGCTTGTCTTTGCCGGTGGTGCGGAAATTGATGACCGACTTCTGATCATCCATGCGGCCCTTGTTCTTCACGCCCTTGCGCAGCTGATCGATGGTGATCTCCTGCCAGTAGGACTGCATATCGGACTCGCGACCTTCCAGGGTGTTGTCACCCACCACACCGCCGCCCTTGAGATCGGCGACCAGGTGGATCATCGCCTTCTCGCCCTTGTCGGTTTTGGTCAGCTCGGTGATGCGCTGAACGATCGAGTTCTCGCCGCTGCCGATGAATTTGCGGAAAAAGAGGTTGTCACGGTACTGCTTGTAGGCTTCCCGCCCCCACGCGCGTTTCGATTCGGGTTGCAGCTCGCCAAACGGAGTAAATGCCATTGCCGGTGTCTCCAGTATGAAAATCACTGATCACCTGGCGATGCGCTGCCAGACGCGGAGACACAGACGGGCTCTGCGGGGCCAGCTCATTGAGAGCCATCAGCGAGGGTTACGCCCCCTCGAACGGCGAGAAACGCGAAGGTCGCGACCCTGCAGCTTCACTGCTGCGATGAGTCACCTTCCGTGGTGACCATGCGCGGCATCCGATGCGTTTTTCAGAAAGGTGTCAAGCGTTGCCGAGCAGCTGATCACGCTCGGACTGGGGCAGCTGCTCGTACTGTTCTTGCGAGATGTTATCCAGGTCGAGCTTCTCGCCCTTCCCTCGATCTCCAGCCCCGCCGCGCATCTGCGGTGGCTGCCGCATACTGGCATCGGCGGCTCGTTGCCGGGCTTCCTGCTGCCGCGCCTGGCGAGCGGTGCGTTGCGCCTCGCTCTCCTCGTCAGCCTTGAGTTTCGTCCATCCATTTTGCAGCGCCACCTTGTCCGCCGCCTTGCGCAGCGCCACATGCGCAGGGTCGCCACGGCTGATATACACATCGCGCAAATCCACCACATCGGTGATGGCGTCGGCATCGCCGCCTGCGTCGTTCAGCTGCGGATAATCCGTGAGCACTTTCTGCGTTTCGGACTGGAACAGGCGAACCACCTCGCGCTGGGCGCTTTCCTGCTCCAGGTCGTGGCGCATCTGCTCCTGCAGCTCTGCCCGTTCGGCCGCCCGAATCTCAGAACGAATCTTCGCGGCGCGCTCGTTGTCCCCATCGATCAGCGCATCCGCGTATTCCTTCTCCCGGGCCACGAAGTCGAACACCTGCTCATCTGCCTGCGCCCCCGGCTCATCACCGCCGCCAGCTTGCGACCCCAGCTTGCGTTTGAGTTCCTCGTTCTCGGCCGCCAGCAGCTTGGCCTTCTCGTTGACCTCATGGAAGCGCGCGTGGGGCACGCTATCGCTGCCTTCGCCAGCCAGCGCCTGCAGCTCTTCTACCGACAACTCATCGCCATCGCCGGCATCGCTCTGCTCTTCATCTTCGCCGTCGTCACCCTCGGCTTTATCATCCTTCGCAGCATCGGCATCCTCGTCGGTTGCTTCCGCTTCATCCTCCTTGTCATCTTTCGGGGTTTCGTCCTCCCCCGCGATCGCATCACCGGCTCCGTCCAGCCCGAGCGCATCGCGGTCGAGCTCCTCATCGGTGGCGTAGAACAGGTCATCGGCCATTGTGTGTTCCTCGTCTGTGGGTATGGGTGTCATTCAGCCAGGAGAGCAGTGCTTTCCTGCATCTCCTTGACCTGCTTCTGTGCCATCGCCCGGGCGGCAGCCAGGCGCTTGCGGTCTTTCATAATCCGCTTCGCCTCGATCAGCGTGCGCATGTCATCGCGGGCTCTCCATTCTTCATCGACGCCGACTGAATTTTTCTTCATTGCATGACCTCCGGAACGTTCCCGCTCTCAATGCCTGCGGTGATGCCGACATCAGGGTTGGGGGGCGTAAGTGGGTTGGTGTTTTCGGGGAGCTCGGCCACGGACAGCACGCCAGCGGGCTCGGGAATGATCGGGGCGGCGTCCTGATCCTCGTAGCCGGCGGAGCGCAGCATGGCGTCGGCGAGCGGCGCGATGGCTGGGTTCCCGGCGATCAAGTTGGCCGCCGTCGTCGCACTGAACTGGGACTCCACCCCTTTGTTCACAGCTTCCTGGGCCGCCTTGCGCGCTTGCCAGCGCTTCAGGGCCGCGTCCTCCCGGATCTGCTCTGCCTGGGCCGCCAGTTTCTCGGCCTCGGCCTCAGCGCGTGGATCGGGCTGCGTCTCGCCGGAAACCATCTCCATCAGGTCGGCCTTGTCGGCGATATTCGAGAGCCGGATCAGGAACTGATCGGGGATATTCACCCCCTCCTTCCGCAGCTCCAGCGCCTGCTGGAACTGGCTGTTCTCGAAAGTCACCTGCATGGGCTGCTCGGTGATGGACACATCGTAATCGCCCACCGTCAGATCGTTCAGGATCGAGCCGTCCACAGCCACTTGGTTGACCGTGAGGGGGATGGAGACAGGTCGGCCGAAGGAGTCGGTCTCCGCAATGCGAATCACCCGCTCCTCTGTGTAGAAGGTCTGCACGATCTCCCGCACATGCTGCGCAACCATGTTGCGGGTACGGGCCAGGTTATCCAGCGGCACCGCCAGCTGCTGCTGGGCGGCGAACTGGCGCGACTGGATGGCGATGCCACTCTCGGCAGAGCTCTTTTGCTCCGCCCTCATGGCATCGTTGATGCCGGTGGTGTCGCGGATCGACCCTCGGGAGATCTGGAACAGGTGCTCGATGCCGGTGGGAACCTGGTTCGGCGTAATCTTCTGCAGCGGCTGCGTGCCCTGACGGCGAATCAGCACCAGCCCTGTCTCGGCTCCGCGCTCCGCCAGCTCGTCATCCGTCATGTTGACCAGCTGGTTCTCCTCCCCCTGCCAGCCTGAGTTGGCGGAGGTATTGACGATGTGCTCCAGCTGGCTGATCGACTTGTTCATGATCCGCTGGGGGCTGATGGCGTTGTCGACCATGCCCCGTGTCTTGCCGCGCCGGAAGTAGGGGAAGTAAGGAATGATGGTGAACCGCCGATACGGCGACAGCTCGTTGTGCAATACCCTGCCGCTGGAGGTGACGCACCAGCGAATCCGCCGCTGCATGCGCCGCGTCTTGAGCCAGCCATCGTTCAGCAGCGCGCGGGTCTGATCGGCCGTGAGGTGATCCGCCGGCCGCACATCGCCCTCCGGGGAGATCATCACCAGCGAGCGCTCGTAGGTGCGGTACTGGCGATCGATGATCCGGTACCGTTTCGCCCCGCCGCTGCTCCAGACCGAATCGTAGCCGCCTGTGTTATCGCCGAACTTCGAGCGCTCCTCGCCCTCCATGCCCTCTTCCCAGTCGTCATCTGGTACCAGCGAGTTCACCACCGCATCTGCGCGCTCCTTCCCCCAGAACTGGGCAATCTCATCCACCAGCAGCCAGCGGGAAACCGTCACGTCATACCAATCGTCAGGGTCGTAGGACTTGGAGTCAGGATCCGGAATCACATCCATTGGATCGAGCACGTCGATACTCAAATCGCCCGTGAGGGATTCATCCAGATCGAGGCGAATATCGAAGTAGCCCCGCTGCTCGATCATCCCGTCCGCAAAAACATCGGTCTCCTTCCAGTGGTAACGGGCATTGGTCAGCAGCTGCTTCACCACCCGGGAGAGCGTCTTGGCAGTGTCTTCGTCAGCGCCCCGGCCAACAGGGAGGTAGGCCACGTCCATGCGGTTCGCGATCTGGTAACCCACGGCCGCATTGACCGAGGGCAAAATCTCGTTGACCTCCTCCGACGGCCGGTCTCCCAACTCCGCCCGCACATCATCGCTCCACTGCAGCCCGCCCCCGAGGTAAAAGTTGTCGTTGAGGCGTGCCTGCGCGCAGTACCGCTGATGGCCGCGCTGCCGGCCATACTCGTAGCGCTGCCAATTCGCGTCGGCAATCTGCGTTTCGGATTTATCAGTTTCCATCGATCAGCTGCCTCTCACGCTGCCATCGGGTCACGGCGACGCATCTTCCGGCGCATCGCCTCCCGCCAAGGTTCATCGCGCTGCTTTTTCGGGCGCACCTGGACGGCGAACGTCAGGGCCAGAGCGTCGCCAAGATCCGGTGAGGGAATGCCGCGGGCCTTCATCTTCTCTTTCGACTCAAGCACCTTGCGACGGCTGCTGTCGTAGGTGAACTCCGGAGCGCTGAGGTCCGAGCGCAGCACCTTGTCCGCCGGCACGCTGACCGGCATGTCTTTCAGCCAATTAGCCATCGTGTCCCACATCTCGACGCGCTTATTCAGGTAGAGGTCCGACTGGATGGGGCTGCTGCCGAAGTTGATCTTGTAGATATTCCGGTAGTTCAGCTCGATCAGCCGATCAGCCACACCGTGCGAGCCGCCCACGTCGATACAGACGGCATCGGGCTCCAGGCGATCGATCATCAGGCCCAGCCAGCCCACCAGCTCCATCGGCCCCATCTTTTCCCGGTGGATCTCGGTGACCTGCCGACCGTGGCGCACCACCACGCCCGTGCGGTCGCTGCCATATTCGGCGGGGTCCACGCCGACGATGAGTGGCCCGCCGGTTGCGACACGGCGCGGCTTCATTGCGGCCGCCACCACCAGCGGCGAGATCAGGGACTTGGAGCTGCCCGCCATGAACGCCATTTCAGGGGTCGCGGGGTACTCCTGGTTGAACAGCGCAACATCGTCGTCGAAGTCGCCGCGGATCTTCATGCGGCGCCAGGCCATCTGCGCCATGTCGAGATCGAAGATATCCGCGTATTCGGCTTCCTCCGCATCGAGCACGAAGCCGGGCGGCACCTCCATGCGGTATTCGTCTTGCCAGAACCACGGCACAAAGATCGGCTCATAGACATCCGGCATCCCATCCGCGTCGTCATCCTCCCGGGAGGCGGATAGCCACTTGGAATGGAACAGGTTGCCGATGCCGTTGGCGGTGGACTCCAGAATGATCTCGGTGCCGGGTAGCAGCGGTACTGCCTGACCAATACCGGCCATGTGCGACAGCGCGTTGGGCCAGAAGGCCACTTCTGAGCCATGGAACAGCCGCATCATCATCGAGCGGCCCGTACCCTTGCTGCCGGCGGTAGCGATCCGGTACCGGGAATCGAGCTTGTCGAAATAGAGTTCCTTCGCCGAATCCGCTGCGGTGCGCGGTCGCACAACCCGGGGGCAGTGCTCGTGGTACCGCCGCACCATGGAAAACAGGTTATCGGTGGCCGCCATCTCATGAGTGAGGATGCCGACGTTCGTGCCGAAAGCACCGGTTGATTTGTAGTAGTAGCGGCCGGTGATGAGCGTCGATGCCCCTTGCTGCCGCCCCTTGAGCAGGATCTTCCGGGCGTACCCCTTGCGGCGGATCTGATCCTCGATCTCACTGTTGATGAACTGCTGAGCCTTGTTCAGCCGGAACGGCACCACCGTCCCATCCTTCGTGACGATCTTCAGGCAGCGCGGGGCATAAAATTCAAAACTCTGGCGCAGCGTGCGCAGCTGCTCGACCGTGCTCACGGCTGGTCCTCGATGAGCTGCTGCAGGGTCACCTCGTAGACCGATGCCTCTTTCTCGTCGTCATCCAGGCCATGCGCCTTCCGGTCAAGCTCCAGCAGCATCTTGTTGGCCGCGGAGAGGTCGCGTAGCACCTGCGCCCGCGAGCGCAGGCTGACGGCCCGCTCCAGGCTGAGCCGACGCAGCGCGTTGGGATCATCCCTGGTGATCTCATCGATGGTTTCGAGGTGTTCGCTGTACTGGCTGGTGTCCTTCTGCAACTCCTCCAGCAAAATCGCGGAGAGGCCCTTGCTTCGATTCAGCAGCTGCTGATGTTGCCGCACCACCTCCACGGCGATGCGGGCCGCGGCATCCACCGCCTGTTCCTCGTTCTCCGCGTTCAGTATCTCCGGCATCTCTGCCAGCCGGCGTTTGGTCTCCTCTCGCACAGCCCCCTGCAGATCCCGGGTCCAGCCGAACTCCTCGGCCCACCGGTAAATTGTCGCGCGGCTCACCTCGGTCTGCCGGCTGATCTCCTTGATCGACAACTGCCCGGCGCGATACAGGAGCCCGACCTTGTTGATCAGCTCCTTGTCGTAGCGGGTGTTGCCGTGGAGTTCCTCGCTCACAGCTCACCTGCCCATGCGCGATCGAGATAACCGGCCTGCACAAAGTCGTAGTCAGGATCAATGCCCTTGCGCCGCTTGTTCCAGTAGTACCAGCCGCCGGCGCGCACACCAGCCCAGAACAGGCCAGCCTGGGCCTGGCTGTAGCGGCGGGGGGTGATATACCGGGTAAACGGGTCGTCACCGATCGCGAGGATCGCCAGCCGGAATATCTCGTCGCACTCGCCGCGGGAGAACTGTTTCACCACCGGCGGCAGCAGCTGACCGGTGAGGGTGTTGCGCGGCACCACCTCCACCCGCCCGCGATGGCAGTAGAGCCAGTCATGGGGAATAGCCGCAAAGCGGCTTGGGCCGTTCACATCGAACCCCGGGAGCCCCTGCACAGCCCAGGGGATCGATGCGAAATCGGTGATAAAGCCGAGGAGCGTCCACAGCTGAAAACGGCCGTGCCCTGCCAGCTCGCACTCGAAACCAAAATGGTCGAGGAGAACAAATTCGCCCGGGAGGTGAACCCGCGTGTCGAGCGGCGAGAGGAATGCCATCAGTAGGCACCCGCCGCCTCGATGACCCAGCCCAGCACCGTCTGCACCGGCAACAGCGCATCAGGATCCAGCTCACCCGCCCCGATCCGAGCCTCCAGCTCCGTGCGCAGCATCTCGATGAGCGCGGTAGCGGCCAAGTAATCGGCGGCCGTCAGCGAATCCCAGTCGATGCGAGATCGCACCGCCTCTTCGACGAAGGGAAGCGTCACGCTGTCGCCGCCGTCCACCAATGCCAGGGCGCCGCTGACGATTGCGCGGATCCGCTGCGCCTTGCGGGCCGGCTCCCGCGCCTGCTGGACCACCTTCATGGTCGCGTACTGCACGGCGATCCGGGCAGCCGTATCTCGCGGTATGCTGATGCACGCCTGCAGCATCAGGACCACTGCCACAACCATCATCACTGCGGCGGCGCCAATCGAATAACCCATGCCCTGCCCTCCGATCATCAGCCTCATCCAGCGGCCTCGGTCATCATCAATGCCACCCGGTTGGTCCAGCCCCGGCCGTTGTCCAGCCACGCCTGGCGCGACGGCTTCGTGGTGTAGTGGTAAAGGCGCTGCGCGAAGAAACGCAGCAGGAGTCGCGCGGTGTCCTGAACCTGCGCGGCGGCACAGGTCTTCGGGCCTATCACGCCATCAACGGCAACAGTGCCAATCGCTGTCTGCAGCGCCCGCGCGGCATCCGCCGGGTCAGAGTTCACCGCCATGTCGAACACCTGCATGGCAATGCGCGCCGGCAGATTCTCGCCATTGATCCGCTGCCAGAACTCAACGAGGTAGAACTGCTTCACCAAACCGCGCAGTGCGGCATCGGTAGCCGGCACCCCCGCATCGATCAGCGGCCATCCCAGCCAGCGCGGGTGATAGCGCCGGCTGATCCCCGCGAATGTCATGCCGCCCGGGTCGGTAGCATCGTTGCTCAGCACGAAACCACCTTCGACGCGCGGGTTCATCACGGTGAGGCGGAAGGCCCTCTCGAAGGTCTCGCTCACTTGAATATCGCCTCGCGGATCTCGCGCACGATGCCCAGCGGGCTCTGGCCGGGATGCGCATGCACCCACGCAAAAGCCCACCGGACAACTACCCAACCGGGCAGCCCACAGGCGAAGAACAGCCCCGCGAGTCCCATGAGTCCGAAGAAGTCGAGCGCCCATGCATGCAGGCCCAGCCACATCACCACCGCTGATCCACCCGACATGCTCGACAACACGGTGCAGATCAGCGCCACCGCCCACTCCCGCCGCGTCTGGGGCTGAATGCAAACCATGACCACGATCGCAGCGAGCGTTGCGGAACCAAAAATCATCGCCAACACCTTCGCCGCTCCTGCCGCGCCGGTCGAAATAGGTTCTGTCACATGTATTGCTCCGCTGCTGCGCATACGCGCCCTCGTCGCCTGGTTGTCGCTCGACTCATGCCGCCATGCACCCGCCGCATCACGGTTGGCACAGTGTGTTGAGGGGCCGGGATAAACCAAAGCCCTACAGGGGGCGGCGTCCATCGTTCGGCCGGAACCTATGCAACGCGAATGGATTTGGGAAGGGGGGTGAAACGCAGGGTTAGAAGTTGGTGCCGAAGAACAGCGGCGCGGCGGCCGTGTAAGTGATGACAGGCGGCGCGGCGTAGACGCCGTAGTTGTCGATCCACAGCGTGCCGCTGTTATTGGTATCGCGGAACCCGGCGCCGGGGCTGACCTGGGTCAGGTACGGCGGGATGTCTTCCCCCGGCACCGTTGCGTCCATCAGCAGCGCGTCGTCGACCAGCGAGTAGACCCGAAAATCAACAGCGCCGTTGTGGTCGATGCCGACGCGATAACTGCCCGCCGCCTGCTCCGGCGTCAGCGCGGAGCTATCAAGCTGGGTGTAGGTGCTGGCGACATCGTCCCACCACCACAGCGCAACGTAGTCGCCGCCGAAAAACAACATGAACCCGGCAAATGTGTCACCTTCCGCCGCCCCGAATGGCACCGCCACGCCATCTTCTTGCAGGGGGTCGAGCACGGCGGAGGTGTCCAGCTCGACGGCATACTGCTTCGCCAAGGTGGCGATCGCCGTGGCGTTTACCAGCGCGCCGCTGTAATCGTCCGCGTCGAGGGTACCGATCTGCACCCGGTTGCCGACGATCGCCGGCGCGCCGTAGACGTTGGTCCAGTTGCTGCCCAGCCCCCCGTCCGGTCGATTGAAATCATCGAAAAACACCTGCTGGTAGGCCGTGTCCATCGGCCCCGCCGTCGCCACGGCGCTGTCGTTATCGGCCGCGTCGGTGTGCAGCAAGTGGAAATAGCGCTCGGTGCCGAACGGCACCGCCAGGCTGAACGTCTGCACGCCGGCGGCGGTCACCACTTTCTCACGTGCCCGTAGCGCGGCGGCGCCGGTGTGATCCTGCCCGGCCTTGATCTGCCCGGCGCTGGGAGCGGTGGCGCTGTCGGTGACGACGAGCCGCAGCGTGCCGTTGCCTTCGTCGGTGGTGACCGATACGTCCGCGCTGTTGCCGGCGTTGGTGGGAGTGACGTCGGGGTCGGTGAGGATGGGGGCGTCTTCATCGCCGCCACCCGTATCCGTACCGATAAACGTCAGGTTGTCGAACCACACGGCGTTCGATGTGGTGGACCCCGTTGCCACCCCCGACGAACCCGCGGCCAAAATTCGGTCGGGGCTGGTGTCGGTGTATGAGTACACAGTGCCGTTGACAGTCGAACGAACGCGGAGAACGACGTTCCCGTCGTCGTTCGTCTCACACTCTACTGTTATCGTGCCGTTGTTCCACGCGACACCGACGAACTGGCTCAGCAGGGTAGACTCTACGCCGTTGATGACTCGCCAAATGCGCACACCACCGCCATCGCGGCCGAGGACGTATCCGGTAAAGGTGGTGCCGTTGTTCGTTGCCCGGAAAAGCACCCCCTGTTTGCCGCCGTCCTGCTGGAGCGTCGCTTTGATATCAGCGTTCGTCGTCAGCGGTTCCGTGAAAATGACCGCCTTCCACCCCGAAATAACTGCGGTTGTCAGAGATAGCCTGTTGCTCCTGATCCCCCACACGTTGCCGGCAGGGCCAGCGGTGGCCATCGGGAGGTCCAGCGGACCGTCCGGCCGGTCGAAATTGTCGGAGAAGAGAACATCGGTTCCGATCGGCATGGCGGGCTTATGCTCCGTCTTTTTCCAGGTAATTATGAGGTTGCGCACCGCCCCCGGCCGCTCCAGCGGCGGGGTGTTGAACCGCACCGTGTTGCTCGGCTGAGACTCCCCGCCCGCGTTGTACGCCACCACGCTCGCTGAGCAGGATTCCCCGTCCGGCAGATCCAGCGTAAGCGACGTTTGTTGGGCGGTAGCTGGGGTGGTACCAGCCTTTGACTGGCAGGTGTAGCTGAGCCGGTAGCCGTCGACCACCGCCGGCGAGCCGTTGATATTGGTCGATGGCGCATCCCAGCTGGCTGTGACGGTCGCGGCTATGCCGCTGTGGACCGCGAGGGTCCACAGCAAGAGAGCGGTGAGTATGCGCATGATTCATCACTGGGCAGCAGGGTGGATGATGATCGTCGCCGAGCAGCCGCCGGCGACGGCGCACGGGATGCTGATCTGCAGGTTGCGCACCGCACCGGGCACCGCCGCACCGACATCAAGCTCCGCGATCTCCCCGATCGGGCCTTCGCCCTTCGAGTTGACCGCGGTCACGCAGAGGAAGTGCTTGCCGCCGGCGACGGTGGCTTCGGCCTGACCCGTCTCCGTGGAGGCCAGCAGCTGCCGGCTGCCCGGCGCGTCGCAGCCGGTGTAGAACCTGTACTCAGTGGGCGCGCCGCCGGTGTTGGGGGCGTCGAAGGCGGCTTCGGCGGTGTAACTTTCGGCAGCGTGAGCAGTCGGGGTCGCGACCAGCAGCACGATAAGGAGGAAAATCGGGAGGCCAACCAGCAGGAGCTTGAGCTTGAGTGAGGTGTCGAACTGGCGGAACAGGAATCGGGATACGCGGTTCATGGTGGGTCCTCAGTCAATGCGCAGGTATTGCGCGGTGAAATACATGTGGTCGCTGCCGGTGGAAGTGCTGATGCCGGTGGCGTTCGCCCACGCCTGGGCCTCGAAATAATCCCCCGCCACCACCTCCAGCAGGCCGGAGGTGACGGTGAGGCTGGCGGTGGCGTCGCCCGGCGCGCACGAGAGCACAGGAATGCCGGGGTAGGTGTCCGTTGTGCCGTTCTTCCAGGCATAAACCCGTCGCTGGCCGCTGGTAGAGCTGCTGAAACTGGCGTTCAGCGTCAGCTGCACGATGCCGTCGAACGGCATGGTCAGGCGGGACGGATTCGACGGGTTGAACATGCCGTAGGGGTCCAGGTCCACGCGCTGGTAGACGATCGGCTGCTCGACGTTGTTGGTGAGGCTTTGGTTGGTGGTGCTGGTGACCATCGCGTGGACAGCGCTGGGCAGGAGCGCGGCGCCCGCCGGCACACCGACCGGCGCCATGCCCACCTCCGACCACGCGCTGCCGTTCCAGTAGGCGTTCAGCACGGTGCGGCCGTTGGGGGTGAGGTTGTGCGACGGCTGCAGGGCTGCCCCCACCCAGCCGATCGTGCCGGAGGCAGGGACGATGGAGAGGGTCCGCCCGCCGGTACCGTCCTGAATGATCCGCAGCTGGTAATGGCCGACACCGGGCGGGCTTGCGAGGGTGAGCGTCGCATCGGCGGTCAGGCGCACACGCTGTTTCTGGCCGCCGGCGAAGTCGATGGTCTTCGCGCTGCCGGAGTCGCCGGCGTCGAACTCGCTGGCGAACACCGCCGCTGCCGGCAGCAGGACGGCGTCGGCCGCCGGCGCCTCCTGCTGGATGCCGGCGATCAGGGTGAGGAGCCTGCGCAGCGCCATGGTCGACGCCTTACGCCAGCACGATCGGGGTCGATCGCTCGAAGTTCACCGCGGTGGCAGAGACCGCCACGCCCACGCGCTGGACCACGTTGCCGGCGGCGGACGGCGCCGCCGCCTGGCCGGCGCCGGCGGTGGTGCCCAGGAACACCGTGCCCGGCGTCTGCCCACTCACCTGGGTGTTGGTGCCCTCGAAATAGACGGTGGCGTCGCCGGCGCTGGAGACGGCAGCGAGAACGAAGCCGTGGGCGAACTTGCCAGCGGTGGTGGCATCGGCCTTGCGCACCCGGAACTGGCCGCCGTCGTCGTGGATGTTGACGTAATCACCGGCAGCCAACGCCTCGCTGGCCTGGATGATGGCGGTGTCGGCGCCGATGCCCACCGGCATCATCGTGTTGTCGATCCGGCCGGCACTGTCGAGCTTCACGATCTTGCCCGCATCGCCCGCGCCGGCGCTGGATGCCTTCGAGTTGACGATGGTGTCGTCCAGGATGCCCGAGGCGTTCAGGGCCGGGATCTTGCCCGCATCCCCCGCGCCAGCGCTGGTGGCCGCGGCCTCGCGCTCGGTGGGCACACCCGCGTTGTTGTAGAGAAATTTGTCAGCCATGGTGATCTCCTGCGCGCCGTCAGGCGCTGGTTGCGATAGGGGAAAGGGGGTTGAACAGAATGCGGGTGGCCGATAGCGCGGTGCCGAGGACGCGCACCCATGCGGCTGCAGGGCTTGGTGGGCTCTGCGTCAGCACACCATTGGCGCCAAGGTACAGCGGCAAGCCTGGCGCCCAGCTCCAGCTGCTATTGGTGACCGAGCCGCGCAGCACCACTTCCAGCTCATCGCCCGGGCCGGCAGCGTTGACCGTGAGTCCGATCACCTGAGCGGTGGCAATGTCGTCGGGATCGGCGTAGTGGATCTCATCGCCTACGGCAGCAATGACGCGGTGCCCACCGATGGCGACCGGCGCCGTGATCGTCAGAACATCGCCGCCAGATGGACCGGGCTCACCCGGCGGGCCGGGCGGCCCCTGATCCGCAACCGCGACCACCATGACCTCCCGAACAGTCTCAACTACCTGCGGCTGGGTATCGCTTGCCACCAGCAGGTGCTGCTGCTCAACGAAGATCACATCGGACATGCAACCACCTCGATCGGGCGGTAACGGCCGTCGGCCAGCCCATCGACGATGGTGATGGGCATCCCCTTGAAGCTGCTGCTGTGCGTCCCAGGCGTGCAGCCACGGGTGAGGACGCCGTTCATCTCGGCGCGCAGTGCATCGAATGCACCCTGCGTCATCCTGATCGACAGCGGCGCGGTTTCACCCGCCAGCAGCATGGCGCTCTGGGCCTGCTCGATCAGGTCGGTGATCTTCACGGCCGCGTCACCTCCGGCGATACGCTGGCCTCACCCTCTGCGAGTCGGGTGACGGTGCCATCGGGCGCGATCAGCTCCAGGTCATAGACGGCGCTGCTCCAGCCAATCTCTTCGGTCTGGTCTGCGTCGATGACCAGGGTGACGCGCCCGGCCGCCTCGATCTCGATGCCGCCGTTGTCGCTGGTCAGCTCCAGCAGCACGGTGGCGGAGCTTGTGCTGGAGCGGAACTGCGCCCGGGCCGTGTAGCCAGTCAGATCCACCGGCGGGTTGAACTGCAGCTCGCCCGGCCCCTTGTAGGCGGTGGCGGTGAGGGTGGATACCGGAACCGTGAGCGTGTTGGCTCCGGTGTTGGTCGCCATCAGCACATCGTCGCCGAGGCCATGGCGGGCAGCTTTCACACGCACGGGCCATGGAATCGACGGGAGACCATGTGCACCGCTGGTGGTGATCACCGCCGGCGCGGCAGCAGCAATGTTGGCGATCGCAACGGCGGCAACAGTCGGCTGGCCCCACCGCAGCGATTTACGGAACGTGGCGCCCTGGATGATCGGCAGTTTGATTTTCGCCGGCTTCAATGTCGTGCTCCCGCCTGAGATGGCCGGAACCTATGCAACGCAGCAGGGTTTGGGAAGGGGGTGAGCGGAGGGTCTATGGAACACCATGGGACACTCCGCGGCGGGTGTGTCCCATGGGTGTTTCATGGCCAGGGTAAGCCGTTGATGCCAAAGGGCGGACACCTGCGGACACCCTGTCCGTACCGCTGGGGACGTATCGCACGCGTTAGGGTGTCCGAACTGTCGTATGGTCAGTAGTGTCCGCCATTCGTGAAACGCCGTAATTCTCGCGGCGAGCGCCTGGGCGACAACGCCTCCCGCCATGAACTGCCCCGGTCGCGGCGGCTCTTCACCGTCGACAATGGCAACTGCCGCAGATCGGCCCATTCCTGCACTGTCCGTGTGACGCCCTCCAGTTCGACGGGGGTGTCTTTGAAGCGGACACGCATGAGCATTGGCTCCTCCTGGTCAGGATGCGTTGTTGAGGTAAGCGCGGATATTCATCGCCTGCGCCGGCGACAGCGGATGGACCCGGATAATCCGGGCACGCTGGCACTGCCAGCTGTGACCGGGCTCCAAACAATCAGGGTCAGGTTCGAGGGGGCCGAGGGGTTCGACCTGGTACACGCAACCCGGCCGCCTGATCGAGGGGTAGAGCGCCGCGAACACCGCCGCTGCATCCGCGGCGGAAGTAACGAACACCCGGTCCCGACGGACATGGCTGGCATCGACTTGGCCGGGCAGACAGTCAGCAGCGGCGCGAAAGCCCGTTACCGATGGCGGCAGAATCATCTGCCCCCGCTTCATGTTCGGGCGGCCTCCATGGAAGTAGCGCAGTGCGTCACACATCCCCGGCGCCTCCATTGAGCAGGGCGTCGACGCGCCCCAGCAGCTCGTCGACACTGCCGTACCGCCGGTGGAACTCGGCTTTCCACGGATGCACGCTCACGTAGCGATCGTTGTTCGCGCCGCCCTGGTGATGCTCGAAGCACAGGGGGATAACCCGCAGATGCGCGCCGGGCTTGGTTTTGCCTTCGGTGTGGTGGGGAGATGCCGGGCTCTGCACGCCCTCGGTCATCCGGCAAATCAGGCAGCCCAGCTCGGAAACGCGCGACAGGTGCCGTTTCTCAGCGGCATTCGGATTGCGACCCTTCACGCATCGAGCTCCAGCCGCGTCGTTCCGTCGAACGGTCCCAGCGACACATAGGCCTCCGTCGCCGATTTGGCGGCTTCCCAGCCCTTGCAGATCAGCGCGCAGTAACCGGCACCCTTGAGGCGGGCACGCCATGCCTTCTGGCTGGGCGCCACCGCGGCATCGTGTGGCGGCGTGGCCTTCAGCTCGATCCGCAGCCCGTGATAAGCGCCACGCGGGAGCTCAATGTAAATATCCGGCACCCCGGCACGAACCCCTTGCGCCTTGAGCTTCCCCGCCACCGCCTTCAGCCGGTGCCCGCCGTTCGCCGGGTGAAACGCATGATCGGAAACCAGCGGCAACGCTTTGCCCAGCCACTCGAAGTACGCCGCCTGCTCCTGCCCTTCCCGGTCCACCGCCGGCGCGCGCCGCTTCCCCTTCGCACCGCCCTCGAACAGCCAGCCAAAGCGCGTCATAGCCGGATCCTCTGGACGAGTAACTGCAGGGCGCTCTCCGCGCGCTCAATCTGCCGCACCGTGACATTCACGGCTCGCAACGCGCTCAGGTAGTGCTCAATCTGCTCCTTCGCCAGATACATCACATCGCGATCGGTGAGCGCCGACGGGCCGGCGGCGACCGGGTAATCGCGATCGAGGATCGCGTCGATCAGCGACAGCGCGACATCGAGGTGCTCCCGACAGCTGCACTCGCACACCAGCGCTATCGCAGCGCCCTCCTCGGCCGGCAGGCCGTTGCGCGCGCAGTAGTCCGGCGGCGAGATCACGAAGTTGCGCTGGCCGCGCCAGTGCAGCGGCACCGTGCGTTGTTCGTCGGGCGCGTCGAAGTACCACCAGCGCAACATCTCCACGAAGTGCCGGGCCTTCTCGACGTCCTGGCGGCCGTTCTTGCTCTGGTGGCGGGTCAGGTATTTCACGACAGAGCCTTCACCGGCAGACAGCTGGTTGCGGATCCAGAACTCCGCGGGCTGTATCGGCAGGTCGCGGTAATGTCCGCCACCCACCTGCATAGCCATGGGGCTTGTACTCATCACGCACCCCCGAACATCGAGCGGATACCGGCACGGGCCGCACGGGCCGCTGCAACCTGCTCAGGCGTCGACGGCGCGCCGGCGCCGATGTCATCGGGAATCAGCTTCGGCGGCGGCGGGAACTCCAAGCCGCGCGCCGCGCGCTCTACCGCTTCGTCGTACACGATGCGGACCATGCGCAGCGCCTCTTCCTGCCGAGCATGCGAAACCGCGTACTTGTCGATGTGTTGATAAATCCAGTACGCCACCGGGCTGATCTCCGGCAGGAACCGCGGATCACTCGGCGGGAATTTCATCGTGTGTGAATACCGCACGATCTGCGCCAGCACCGACTCAACCGTCGGGAAGCCAGCGCGCTCGCGAGCGGCCTCCCGGCACCACTCGACGAACTGGCCGACCGACGGGATGAACGGGCTCTTGGCGCGCCGCGCCTTCGACAGCCCCGCCTTGATCGCCGCCGCGTCGGTGATGCCTGCCTCGACCAGGCCCAGCGCCCATTGCCGGCGCGCCTCGGCCGCCTCGGCATCGCTCGTGAACGCCTGCCGCCACGCCGGGAAAATCGCCTGCAACTGGCTAAACAATCCGCTGACGGGATCGTTCTGCGGCCTCCTGGAGCTCCTCGGCGAATCCGGGCTCGTCGGCCCAGCTGGCATCGTTCCAGTCGATCGGTTGGTTGCCGGAATGGCGGGCGGTGTGTGCATGGCGTGGCTCCGTAGGGTGGCTGGGGTGGGCGACGTTGCGATGCACCCACTCGATGAATTTCGTGTTCCAAGAGCGCTGGACACTGCCGTCGTCGCGCCAGTACAGGGCGAACTTCGGCAGCTCGTCGCGCACTCGCGCAGCGAGGTAACCGGCCTCGGTGAGCTGCTGCCAGCACTCCGGGGTAGGCTCCCAGTCAACCGGCAATGGCGTGGGCCTCGCGGCGCCGCGGGTGCGGTTGCGCAGCACAGCGCTGCGGAACTTGGATTCCCACTGCGACTGGTTCAGCGGCGGGCACTGCGGGTTGTGCGCCCAGAACAACACGAACTCCTGCCAGTCGGGTTCCCAGTCGTGGTCGGTGGGCACCCCCGACGCGAACAGCAGGTCGGCGAAATGCTCTCGCGGTGACCAGCCCTCGAACATGCGAAACAGACCGCCTGGGCGTCTCGGTTTTTCAGCGTCGCTCGCGTGCGGAGAATCTTGGTAACTACCCTCCGTAAGGGGTGGAGAGTTATATGGAGAGTTCATTGGAGAGTTAGGAGGCACCTGGTGCCGCACCTTTCTGTCGTTATTTGCCGCACCTTCTGTCGTTATTTGCCGCACCTTCTGGTTAACGTGCGGCATCTGGTGCCTCACGTTTTCCGCCGAAGGTGCGGCAACTGATGCCTCAGCTTCTGCGCCAGAAGGTGCGGCAACTGGTGCCGCACGTTTTGCTTTCGGAAACGCAATGCGGTAGTCATTGCTGCGCCACTTTTGGCCCTTGAGTCCAAGCGGCTTGACAGTGATCCAGCCGGCCTCAAGCGCCTTCCGCAAGTGCGTCCGGATCGCACGCTCTGACAGCCCCGATCGCTGCGCCAGCGTCTTTTGAGTGGGATAACAGCCGGTGCCGTGGTCGTTCATGTACGTCGACAGCACCAGCAGGAGATACTTCGTGTTCGGCTCCAGCTCGGCCTCGAGGATCGCCTGGCGCCAACTGAAAAACGGCCGTTCCCTCATATCGCCGCACCTCCCTGGCCCAGCACCAGCAGATACCGCGGCACCAGCCGGGTCTGCCCGCTGGCCACGTCGCGGCGAATCACATCGTCATGCTCCACGATGGCCCCCTGCTCCTGCAGCACAGCGATGGCCCGGCGCACCGTGGTCTCACTCAGGCCCGTCAACGCCATCACCTGCTCACGCGACACGGCCGTCAGGTTCTGGTCATCGGCACCGTCCGCCAGCGCCAGCACCACCAGCCGCTCCGTGCTGGAAACTCCCGGCACCCGCCAGGCCCACGCAGTCGCCACAGCGCTCATGCCGCACCCCCTTCAACCAGCGGCTCCTGCTGCCCTGCCTCGTGGAGTGCGACCAGCTCGCCATACGTCGGCGCGTCCTCCCACCACGGCGTGCCACCCACGTTCCCGTAGGGGTTCAGGTAAGCGACACAGCCCGCGGCAACCTCAGCGAATGGCTGCAAGAACCCCCAGCCTTTGTGCTTGCGGCCGTGGAGAAACAGCGTCCAGGTGTTCGGGGCCGGCGCGAGGATGCGGTGAAAGCAGCGCGCCCCAATCCAGTTGATCCAACGGATCCGGCGGCAGGTCGTGGCAAGGCCGGGCCAGTCCAGCGCCAGCAGCCGCTCCTCGGTGTATCCACCGGCCAGCACCAGCGACAGGCCGTTGAACGGATGGTCGTGCAGCCAGCGTTCGGAATCCTGCGACACGAAGCGATGCAGGTAGCAGTGCAACCCCCGCCAGCGGAACAGGAAGATGCGGTAGAGATACGGATCGCCGCCGGAGTAAATCAGGCGGGCCGGACGGTTGTGGCAGAAACGCGCGAGCGCGCGAGCAATACGGGCCATGGGGAGTCCCCTGTGTGGAATCCCCATGCCTTCCGTGTTGGGGTGGTTGATTTCTCGACTGGAAGCCGGTCAGCCCCGGCTGCTCACCACTGCGCAGGTGACGCGATCCCTTGTAGGCTTTGAATCACCACAACCCAAGCCCACCAGAGGAATCCATCGATGACCGATGACGAACTCAAGCAGCTGTCCACGCACATCCACGATCAACAAATCCAAATAACCGCACTGACTTCCGTGGTTCGCAGCCTCATTGAGACCCACCCGGACCGCGCGGCGGTTGGCTCCGTGCTCGCCCGGACGATCTTCCGGATCGAGGCCTTGGCCGTTGCTTCGCCGCTGCCAGACTCGACGATCGAAAAGCATCTGTCTCTACTTGCCGAATGGCGGAAGTTTGCTCAGAAAGCGCCTGGAGACGGCGGCGACGCTGCCTCTCCGCAGCCCTCTCGTCGTTGAGCACTGCGCGGTACTCAAGAACCTCCACCCGGAGGCAGACCCGCCGGTGCTGGAGCCAGAGCACCACAACGGCCGCCAGCAGCGGGCTGGCCACTGCCAGTGCTATCAACAAGCTCGCCAACACGATCGACATTCCCCCTCCCCTCGCCTATTCACTGGGCCACCAGCCCCTCAACCCGGCCCCGCCCAAACTTCAGCACCAGCTCGTGGCGGATCTCTTCAGGTGTTACCCGCTCCGTCGTCACCGCCGTCACCGGCCTGCCGTTGACGAAGAAGCGCCATACCCGCGCCATCAGTTCCGCTTCATCGGGAGCAGCACCAGCCATTTCAGGGCCTTTTCAGGCCGGAAACATTTCCAGCGCGCACAACGCGGCGCGCACGCGCATCCAATGCTTTCGCTACCGCCTCGTCGGCCAGGGCCTCAATAGGGACTCCCCTGCGCCGCGCCTCCTCCACCAGCAGTCGATATTCGTCATCGCTCAGCTGGCCGATTGTTATGTTCGGCATAGCCCCTCTTTCGGGCCTTCAGGCCGCGCTCTCGTTGCCGGATGATTCCTTCACCAGCGCTTCCAGCCCTTCCAGGAGCAGCTCGCGCGCAAGAACAGCGCGCTGCGTGCCTTTGAAGGTCGCCAGCGCCTCGACCAACCGATAGGCGTCTTCACTCAACCGCACCTTGATCTCGTGATCACGTAGGTGCCGCGGATCTGCGTACATGTCTCAATTACTCCATGGTTTCAGTAATGCCGGTCTGCCCCGGCGGCCTCACCACTGCGGAGGTGACCCGGCCCCTGATAGGCTTTGCAGCTCTCACACAGCACAACCCATCAGGACAACCTCTTATGCCCGAGGCATCAGATCTCATTGCACTCATCGAGTCGGCCTTCGCACCCCTCTACTGCGTTGCGGAACTCCGAGACTATCGGCTGACAACCTGGCTGCGGGTCTACGATCCCGACGGCAAACCACTCCTCACCGCCAAGGTGGGAAAAACGCGGGAGCTGCTGGAGAATCGGCATCAGCTGATCTTTGCGCTGGAGCCCTGCAGGGCGCGGGTGGAGGAGCTTGGGTTTGCCTTGGCTGCATGGCCAACCTCCGGCGAATGATCGCCAGCGGCATACTT